GGGGTAGCATGACGAGACGAACGATCGGGAGGCGCAAGCAGGACAGGTGGCGCATGGCGGCGGGGATCGTCCTCGGTGCCGTGCTGGTGTCGTACGCGTTCTACACGAGCGGGTGTGGCGGGACGGGTACGGTCTCGGGACCGACGAATCCAACGACCGGGGCTCCAGCGCCGGTCGCGAGCGTCGCAACGCCCGTGCCGTCGACGCCGACAGTCGTGCAGCCTCCAGGGGAGGGCGGTGGCGTCACGGTCACGTTCGGAAACAACGCCTCATGGGACGTCGCGAACAACAACGGTTTCACTTCGGAGTTCTGGGCCTATTGGACCGACTTCGACAACCAAGATCTGGCGCGCGACGTGAAACACGCGATCATCCAGAACGGTGACCACTTCATCGACACGTTCGACCGGGGCTGCTTGCAGCTCGACATCACGCAGTATGGGCCCGGAGGCCTGCCGATCGCGGCTGCATACTACGACCAGAACGGGAAGAGGGTTTCGCGGATCAACGACGAGATCCGCACGGCCTGCAACGCGAGGCCGTGCGTCGAGCCGCGTGAGACACCGACGACGCCCGGGGCCTACTCGTGGAACTACGAAACCCTCGATGGCCAGTGTGAGCAGGAAGTGCTGCCGGTTGTCATCGATGCCATCGCTCCGGCGCTGAACTGCCACCAGACCGGCACGCAGAAGTGGGCGATCGACTACACCTGTCAGGCTGACGGTGAGCGCGTGGTCGATCTCTGCCGGAACGTGGCGTGTCCGACGCCGCCACCGTGCGAGCCGACGTTCACAACTCGCACGACGACGACCTACTCTGACTACGGGGCGTGTGCGATCGTGAACGGCATCAGCCAGAAGTCCAGGACGAAGACGGTCAAGACTTACACGCAGAACTCGTGCACCGAGGCCGAGGAGCTGACGGACACGGTGACGACCACCGGGTACGATCGCTGCGAGCTCACGTTCTGCCACGTCGCGGCCAACGGGACTCCCGACACTGCGAACGACTTCGGGGCCATCTCGATCCAGACGACGACGTTCAACTACCTCTACCCAGAGGGCAACCCAGGCCACAACAACCACCTCACGCCATCCGATCAGAATGGACTGCCCAACAACGGCCAGTGCCCGCAGGACTTCTGGGCGATCAACGGGCAAGTCTGCAACAACGCGACGGCCTTCGCCGAGATCCTCGGAATCCAGGGATATCAGCAGGGTCAGCAGACGCGGTATCGCTTCTACTGCGCCGTCAACTAAGCCAACCAGACTCGTACCTCGTTCGAGCTGGCGGTCCCTCCCGCCGGCTCCCTAGGAGGCGCGACATGCCGAAATTCAGGAAGAAGCCGGTAGTGATCGAGGCCGTGCAGTGGACCGGCGGGGACGTGCAGCCGATCGTGGAGTTCACAGGGCAGCCGGTGAGCTTCTTCGGCGACACGCCGCGGATCCAGACGTCCGAAGGCGCGATGGAGGTGACTCCAGGAGACTGGGTGATCCGCGGCGTGAAGGGCGAGTTCTACCCATGCAAGCCGGACATCTTCACGCTGACGTACGACCCCTCCGGAGATGAGCCGTACGAGACGCCCGAAGCGAAGCTCGTCGACCTCGGCAACCTGATCGACGAGGCGAGTGTGATTCTGTTCGAGTCCAGTTCCGAGCTCACGAAGCTCGGCCAAGAGTCCGAGATGCTCGCGAGCACGGTCGAGGACCTGCAGGCGCGCTACCACGCGGTCTCGGAGAAGATCGAGCACGCGGAGCAGATCATGGCGAAGGTGCAGCTTGCGCAGGAGGCGAAGAATGCATGAGGTGTGCGACGGCAATCACGGCGGCCCGCCCTGCTCCGATCCGGCGTGCTGGAACGACGCCGGACAACAAGAGCCGAGGCGCCTCGTGGCGCACGGCTTCACGTTCGTCGGCTGGGCCATGAGCTACGAGTCGGCGCTGCCGGCGAACGATACGAAGGCCGTGTGGAACGAGGCGATGAACCGCTCGCACACCGAAGAGACGCAGGTCTTCGAGACGCGGCAGCGGCTCCTGCGCGTGCACGAAGTCGGCGAGCGTTGCCTCTTCTGCGACATCGCGTCAGGCAAGACGGGCAAGGTGCCGGAGGCAGCTGAAGAGAACTCGGGGCTCGTATGATCTCCTTCGTAGTCTGCGGAGTCGCTGCGCCGCAAGGCTCAATGAGAGCCTTCAACGTGAAGGGACGACAGCACCCCGTAGTCACGTCCGACAACCCGAAGACGCGGCCGTGGAAGTACCTCGTGTACGCCGCGGCTATCCAGGCGCGCGGGATGGCGTCTCCGATTGAGGGCCCCGTGCGCGTGAATCTGACGTTCTTCATGCCGCGTCCGAAGAGCGCGAAGAAGAGCGTCGAGTACCCGGCCGGGAGGCCGGACCGCGACAAACTTGAGCGTGCGGTGATGGACGCGCTTACGAATTCTGGCATCTGGAAGGACGATGGCCAGGTCGTCGACGGCCGCACGGTGAAGATGTACGCCGGCGGGCGTCACCCCGACGGGATCTACGATACGCACCCCGTTCACCGTGGTGTCCCGCGCGTCTGGATCGAGATTGCAAAGCTCTAGCGGCTTGACACTCTCGAGCCAACGGGAGCAAACTCGCAGAGAACCAGGAGGGTACATGCTCCGCCGCTCCGCGCTGCTCCTTGCCGCGCTCGTGATCGGGCTTCTCGCGCTTCCCACGCAGGCACAGCAGACCGACACGGGGACAGGCAACCTTGCCTTCGCCTTCGACGTCGACTCGCTGACCCAGACCTACACGAAGCTCACCGGGCTCAACAACAGCGTCTTCGGCGGCCCGATGCTCGGCAGCGCGTCGATCACGACTGCCGGCCTCTCAACCGTGGTGACGACCGCCGTGAGCGGGACGCCGTTCGCTGGCCTCGCGGTCGGCGACGTGCTCATCGCGAACATGGCGGACGGCACGCGACCCGAGCGCGTGATCGACGTCTTCACGAGCTCCGTGCAGGTCTCCGTCGACACGGTCTGGACGTTGCCAACGACCGGGGTCACCTTCGGCTGGAAGAAGTTCTCGAGCGGCACCACCGTCAACGACGGCTGGGTCCCGCTCGTACCGTCTCCCGATGGGAGCGTGCTCTTCTGGGTCCAGTACGACCAGGGCGACCTCACGGTCGGTCTCGACGCGCAGATCCAGTGCAAGGGCAACTTCCTCGGCGCCGCGCCGACGGTGGTCTACCCTGGCCCCGGAGCGACATGTGGCTTCGGCACGCTCTCGACGGACATCTGCCGCTTCGCGACCGCCGGAGTCAACTCGCGCTTCATCTACCAGCTCTCGCCACAGAGCGGATTCGCGTCCTGCAGAGTTGGGCTGAAGGTCGGAACGGCCGGCGCCGACGCGAGCGACGCCGGCGCAAACCGCGAGCGCGTGACCGTCGGCGTAACCTACGTGAGGTAGCATGATCGACATGATTCGCCGCACAGCCGTCGCGCTGGCGCTCGCCGGCGTCACCTCCTGCAGCGGCAATCCGAGACCCCAGCCGCCCACCCCACCCCAGCCGCCCCCGCCGCCGCCCGTTGTCAACTACTTTCCCGAGCTACTCGTCCGCCAGCCGAGCCCGCCGCATCTAACCCGCGGGGGCGTGGCCTGGGAGCCGTTCGGCGCGGTGCAGTGCTGCATGCCAGCCCCGCCGCAGGTCGGCAACTCGCGCTGGCCGCTCGCGAGCGAGTCGTGGATGGACTACACGAAGGCCGATCTCTTCCATTTCCGAATGGGCCCCTTCTACGCGAGAGCTGGCGTGGAAGATGAAGACGAGTGGGACGACGTTGGTGGACCCTACCTCGGGGACGGCCCGGACTTCAATCCGGCCTTCTGGAAGAAGGTCGTCGAGCTGGTCGAACACGCAGGCAAGGCGAAGGCAGTAGTCGAAGTGGTGGACATCGACACCTGGTACTGCAAGCACGCTGCGTCGAACTGGGGAGACCAGAAGATGCCGTGGCCGCAGAGCGACATCGACGCCTGCGGGATCTCCGCGAGCCCGGAGCAGGAACGCTTCATCAGGAAGGTCGTCTCCGAGCTGGGTTGCTACCAGAACGTCATCTGGCTGACCGACAACGAGGGTGGAGAGATCCGTGGCACGAAGCGCGCGTGGTACGAGTGGAACCTGAGCGTCATCCGCGACGAAGAGCAGAAGCTCCCATGCGGCCCCGTGATCCATTTGGTGGGGACGAACAACACCGACTTCTGCGACGGGCCGTTCGACTACTGCGCGACGCACGCGCGCGAGTCGCTGACGGCGGCGATCTCCGGGAAGCACACCGAGAACAACGAGCGCAACCCGCAGTTCTCAGTGGAGCAGGAGTTCTCCAACTTCCGGCGGGCCCGCGACGCCGGGCTCAATTACTGGTACTGGCGTGCGGAGCAGACGGACGAGCAGATGGAGCAGACGCTCAAGCTCTTCCGGGGTGAGGACGCGATCCCCGTCGGCTGCTTCGCTCCCGAAGCCGAGGACCCGCTCTGGGTAACCCCTCCAGTTGCAGGCGGCGGCGCGATGCGGGGCGTCGTAGCTGCTGCGGAGACGATCGTGGGTGAGCACTGCGGGACGGATCACCAGGGATCACTCGCTACCCTGGGGCTACTGGCCGCCGAGCTACGGAAGCAGGGTTACTGCGCGAGCGGGCCCTGGGCCGATGCTCTCGGGATCCTCACGCCGGCCGGGAAGTGGGAGGAGTACCACGCGGTCTCGTTCGCGACCGGGTGCTGGGCTCAGGATCCGCTTGCGCTCCCGAAAAACACCTGGACCTACCAAGGAACGAATCCGACTCCGAGCATCTGTGTAGGTGACGTTCCAACGGTCGACGAGATCGTCTGCAAGCTCCACCAGGCCGGCCAGGGCCTCTGGGACTGCACGCCGAAGGCGCACGGCCAGCCGATCAGGCCAGAGGGCGATAGCGAACGTCTCGCGTGCGAGATCATGGCGTGCGGTGGGGCGCCGCCGGCGTACCTTCTGACGCAACAGCCGGGCAGCGCGCTGGAGCTGGTGACAACGGAGAACGTCTTCCAGTTTCGCGTGATCGGCTCGGGCTCCGGCGTCGTCACGTGCACGACTCCCTCGAGCAACGGGGACAACCTGTGTCTCGCGGGCGGGCAGCAACCGCTGAAGATCGAGAGGTAGAGATGAAGACCATTCTCCGGAACTGGGCGTTCCTGGCGCTCGTGCTTTTCAGTGCAGTCCTTAGCCCGGTTCTCGTCTGGGCCCAAGACGCCGTCCCTGCGGCAGCCTCGTTTCTCGACCCGCAGGCGCTCGTCGCCGCCCTCTTCGCCGCCGGCCTTCCGTTCATGACTCAGGCAATCCGCCACTTCGCTCCTGGCCTGCCCAGGATGGCGGTGTGGGCCATCCCGCCGCTGTTGGGGTCGTTGCTCGGCTGGCTCGGCACGTACGGTGGCAGCGCAGCCCCCGGCGGCTGGAAGGGCTTCGCACTTGGCCTCGTGGCCATCGCTCTTCGCGAGGCGAAGAGCACCTTCGACCAGCACGGCCTCAACGGATGAGCACGCCTGCCCAGATCGCTAGTCCCTACAGCTACAAGGTCGTCGGCACCGCCCGTGACGGCTCCGAGATCCGGAAGTTCGGAGACGACCAGGTAGCGAGGAACATCGACGCGGCCATCGCGTCGGCGAACCTGAAGGTCGACCAAAACGCTGCGGTCGTTGTGACGTACCAGGACCCCGGAGACGGGAGCAAGGGCTCGATCCGCGGCGCCGTGATGGTGCGCAAGGACGTCGGCACGCTCTTCAGGCGGAAGATTGACTTCACGTTCGTAGGCGTGCTGACGCACGACCTCGGCACAGGCAACACGCGCAAGGAAGTCGGGGCCGTCATCCGGCTCTAGCGCTATACTCGGGCAGGAGGGGAGCCATGCTGGTCAAGGTCGGCGATCGGACGTACGGCTGGGGAGCGGAAGTCCGAGAGCTGCCGAACAACGCCGAAGCCTACGGCGCGAAGCTGCTGTCGGACTCCGACATGCTGGGGCTCTCGAAGGCGATTAGAGAAGCGGGTTGGCAGCCGGCGTGGCGCAGGCAGCCGTCAGAGCGCATCGTGTTCCTCTGCGAGCCCGGGAAGTGGCGGCAGGCGATCACGGCGTTCGGCATGGACGGCCAGACCTACCAGGTTCGCGAGGTCGCGGGCGAGACCGAGGTCTGATTCGTGTCGGTCTATCCCGGGACGGGACCGGGCACCGTCACCAACCCGAACGCGACCGGGAATCCAGACAACCTGAAGAGGGGCGCGGGCCGGCCGAAGGGTTCGAAGAACCGCATGACGAATGCGGAGAAGCGCGACGGCCGCGCGACCGCGCTCAAGATCATCGCTGACCCCGCGTACCGGAAGAACCTCATGGCGCGGCTGCGCAGTGGCGACGCGGGCCCGATCGAGAACCTGCTGTGGCTCTTCGCCTACGGCAAGCCGCACGAGAGCCGAGACACCGTAGCGGCTGACAAGCGGACCCTCGAAGTGCGCGAGGCCGCACTGAAGGCGCTCAAGGGGCTGAGGCTCCGGCACACGCTCCCTAGGTCGTCGCCACAGCGTCAGCTCGTCGCCGGCGACGACGAGGGGGATATGGTCACGATAGATGCAGAGCGCGCATGAACACCTACTCGGCCCGCTACACCTCGCCGTCGCGCTGACTGCGACTACGCCGAAGCCGTACTCCGCCCCTCCCCACCTCCGGCTACTCAACGACGAACTTGTGCAGCTCTGGAAGCGCGAGAAGGACTGGCCAAGAAACCTGATGGTGTTCATGCCTCCTGGCCACGCCAAGAGCGAGACCTGCTCGCACTGGTTCCCGGTCTGGAACCTCTCCCTCGAGCCGGCGACGCGGATCATCGAGACGAGCTACGAAGCCGACTTCGCGAAGAAGTGGGGCACCGACGCGCGCCGCACGGTGGAGGAGCACTTCCCGACGATCGGCGTGAGCCTCATGGAGGACAGCCGGGCGGGCAACCGCTGGGAGACGAAGGAACACGGAGGCATGGTCACGGCCGGCGTCGGGGGCCCGATCATGGGCCGCCGCGCGGACGTGCTGATCGTCGACGACCCGATCAAGAACGCCGAGGAGGCAGCCTCTCCGACGATCAAGAAGGCCATCTACGAGTGGCTCAACACCACGCTCATGACCCGGCGCGACAGCCCGGACACGATCTGCGTGCTCATCATGACGCGCTGGGCGACCGACGATCTGGCGGGCGCGATTCTCGCGAGCGAAACCGCGAACGAATGGCGCGTGCTCCGACTGCCAGGACTAGCGGAGGAGGACGATCCTCTGGGCCGCGCGCCCGGAGAGGCGCTCTGGCCGGGCAAGTTCGACGAGGACTTTCTCTCTGGAGAGATCCGCCGGCTTGGCACGGCTGCCGGGAACGCGCTCATCCAGCAGCGGCCGACTCCGATCGAGGGCTTCGCCATCAACCCCGAGTGGTGGCAGTGGTACGACGAGGTCCCCGACGAGCTCGACGACGTGATCCTCACGTGGGACACGACGTTCAAGGACGTGGCCACGGCCGACTTCGTGTGCGGCGGCGCCTGGGGCCGGAAGGGCAACAAGTACTACCTGCTCGACTGCGTTCACCGGAGAATGGGGATCTCCGCTACGATCAAGGAGATCCGCGCGATGAACGCGCGGTGGCGCCAGGCCAGGAAGATCCTGATTGAGGAGACGGCCAACGGCGCAGCGATCATCCAACTCCTGCACCACGAGCTGAAGCACATTCTGCCGATGCCGGCGCACGGCAGCAAAACGGTGCGGCTCCACTGGCAGGTCAACTCCGTGGCCGGGCTCATCGAGGACAAGCGCGTCTACCTCCCGCGCGCCGCGCGCTACTCGAAGGAGCTCGTGCAGGAGTTCCGCGACTTCCCGCTCGCGCCGAACGACGACTACGTCGACATGACGACGCAGGGCCTCAACTACCTGCAGCCGCGCGGGTGGAGCTACGAGGCACGCGAGGCCCAAGCCGAGGTTCCACCGAAGAGCCAGCTCGAACTCGAGAGCCGCCTCATGCACAAGAAGATCAAGGCGAAGATGAAGGAGCGCGAGAAGGTCAGCCCACAGCACGTCTGGCCAGGAGCGCGGTAGTGGTGCTATCCTCCCTCTCCGGAGCCTGAGATGCTCGGAGCCGAGCTCTACGACGCGACCACCGGGAAGACGTACCGTCACATTTCGATGCTTGAGCTCCTGAAGGACTGGGCCGGCGGCTGCGCCGTTCGGCCCGGGAACACCGACGTGATCGAGACGATCGTCTCCTCCGGGATCATGAACGCCGGTTCCGTGATCCAGCTCGCCCACCGCGTCAAGGCCACGATGGCATTCCAGGGTGAGCAGACGCCGCAGGGGCTCACCGAAGTCCAGCTCGCAACGATCATCAGCGAGTGCATCCTGTCGCGCCACGTTCGTGCTAGGCTGATCCGCCACGCCTCGAAGTACCACGGAGTTCCGCGCAAGGCTGCGAAGCAGGACCTCCTGGAGCTGAGCGACGAGGTTCGAACGATCATGCGTCGGGGCGGTCTCACGCCCACTGGAGAGTCGTGATGTTCGGCAGCAAGCCGTGCCCGGGCTGCGTCGCTCACGAGCAGGAGATCGCGTGGCTCAGAGCACAGAACGAGAGACTCACGAGCCTCATCGCCGAGGAGCGCAAGCCTGGCGTGCTCCGTCGCGTGGAGACGCCGCAGCCGCACAGCGCTCCCCTCCCGCGCAAGGATGCCTCAGCCGCCCGTGCGGTGCCACTGACGTTCCCCGGCTACGAGCCCCTCCCTCCGCGTGAAGAGGTGGACGTAACGTGAAGGAGCTCAACAGCCAATGGCTCGAGCGCCTTCCAATCCCCGACCATAGCCCGCAGAGCCTCAAGGACTACATCGCCCGGCACCTGAACCCGTGGTCCCCTCGTCGCCGCTGGAACACGCAGCGCGCGGCGCTCAACACCTGGATGTACCTCGGGAGGCAGTGGATCGAGCCGGTAGGCGAGCTCGTTCCCGGCGCCGGCACCTTCCACTTCCGCGAGCTCTTCAGGGACAGCAAGGGCACCTTCCCGCGGCCGGTGACGAACATCATTGGAGCGGCCGTCGACAACGAGGTCGCGCGTCTCACGCGGAAGGAGCTCGTGCCGGACACGCGAGCTGGCCGTAGCGAACCGGACTGGATCGAAGCCGCGAAACTCGCGCGAGAGATTCTGAAGTGGGAGCTCGGAAAGGTCCTCTGGGGCGACAAGCGCGAGCAGATCGCGATGAACCTGACGCTCGAGGGCACCGCGATTGCACGCTCCTACTGGCACGAGAACCAGTACGACGTCGTCTTCAACGCCGCGCTCGACGCGGTGCAGTGTCCTTCCTGCAGGGCCATCTTCTCGAGCCCGGTCGTACCGCGGTCGTTTGCCACGCTCGCGATGCCAGTTCAGAACGAGCCGCGCGAGATGATGCACAAGGACAGCCTCGCTCCGTTCCAGGAGGAGGGAGAGGCGTCGGCGATGCATCCGGACGGGATCGAGCGCGTGCGCATGCAGCACTGCCCGATGTGCACGGACCCGCAGCGCCTCGAGCCCTACATGGTTTCGGAGGAGGAGGCGAAAACCGGGGCCGATCTCTTCAACCGCTCGCTCGGCGTCGCGACCAACAAGGGCCAGCCGAACATCCAGGTACTCCAGACGCACGAGTACTACCCGCAGAACACCGGCATCGGGATCGAGCCGCACGAGTGCCAGATCCACCATCAGATGACGGTGGAGACGCTCGAGAACGTCGCGAGCCGATTCCCCGACATCGCCGACAAGATTTTCCCGGAGGAGCCGTCGACGCTGCTACGCCTCAATCCACTGTTCAGCGAGCCGGTCTTCGGACAGCTCGCCGGCGCCGGACAGAGCGACGACTACTCGTCTTCGATCGAGACCTACGATCGGCACGTACGCGTGCGAGAGGTCGTCGTCGACCCCATGCCGGGGATCAAGGGGCTCGAGGACGGCGGCTGGATCGTCCAGGTCAACGACCAGATCCTTGCGCAGCCGCTCAGGGTCTCGGTAGATTCTCAGGACGGGCCAAGGAAGGTCGCGCGCGTGAAGTACGCCTTCGCCCGCTTCAAGCGCGTGCCCGGCTACTTCTACGGCCGCACGTTCGTCGACGACCTCGTCCCGATCAACCGCCGCCTGAACGAGATCGACGCGCAGTGGGTTGACCTGCGCGAGCGGGGGAAGCCTACGATCTTCGCCCCACCCGAGACGGAATTCCGCACGAAGGCAGAGTCACAGGGCAGCATGGTGGTGGTGTACGTCGAAGGCCCAGACCCGACGTGGAACCCCAGGGACGGGATGTTCCCGGGCATGCCCCTCTCGGGACAGGAGTACTCGCAGGAGCGAGCAAACTGCTTCACCGACGCCCAGATGGTCGGCTCCGCGCAGGACATCGAGATGGGCCGCGGCAGTGGCGGGGTGAAGACGACATCCGGCCTCATGCTCTTGAGCGAGGAGGCGGCGCAAAAGCGCGGCCCGCGCGAGCGTGGTCTCGCGGGCATGTACGAGACGCTCTGGCAGCAGCACCTCGACATGACGTGGGCGCTCCAGCGAAACAAGGGGGAGATCGAGGTTCTCGCAGCCGAGAGCGTCTACCAGCTCAAGAGCTACCGTGGCGAGGACTTGCTCGGCAGCATCCGCGTGAAGATCGACGCTCGCGCAGGGTACGACAACATGCTCTACAACAAGGAAGCCGCCGGCGAGGCGATGCAGCTCGGGCTCGTGAACGTGGGCGACCCCGTCGTCAAGGAAAGGCTCATGGAGATCATGCGCCTGCCCTCGGACCTGAACGAGGACCAGAACAACCAGGTCAAGCGCGCCGAGTCTGCGTGGAGCGAGTTCCGGAAGGACCGGAAGATCGTCGTCTACGACGAGTCGCTCTTCGCCCCAGACATCTGGTTCGGGGTGCTCTCGAAGCGGTGGATGCAGGACGAGACAGCCATGCTCACGGAGTCGGTGGGCTTCCCTCAGATCCTCGAGCGCCTAGTCGGCTGGCAGCAGGTCATGCAGACGATGGACCTGCAGGACCAGCAGCAGAGGATGCTCTACGAGGCCTTCCCGCCCGAGCAGTGGCCACAAATCTACGAGCAGACTGCAGCGGTCGACAAGGCGGCGTGGACGGCCACAGCGGAAGCCATGCAGTCCGCAGGCCAGCCCGCACCGCAGGAGCCAGCCACGCAGCCGCCGCCGGTCGACGGCTTCCTGCCGAAGTCGCTTCCGCGTAGAATCTACACGGTCTGGAAGAGGATGCTTCCGGCGCTGCAGGCGGTCGAGGCGCTCACGAAGGCCGCAGCAGAAGCCGACATCGAGACGCCAGGCCTGGAGGACGCGAAGACGGTGGACCTGCTGCTTCAGATGCGGGCCGTGATCGAGGCGGCCAAGATGCTCGCCGAGCAGCGCATGCAAGCCGCCGCGGCGCCGGCCGCGGCCCCGGCCCCAGCCGCGGCACCAACTCCGGCGGGAGGGTAGTCGAATGGAAGACGGCAAGGGCAGCGCACTTCGGCTCCAGGACGGGAACATGGACGACGTGCCGAGCGACATCATGAAGCCCGGCCCTGTCGCGCGCCGAGGCATCAAGGCGTGCGAGGCTCACGTCGACAAGAAGCGCAAGAAGGGCGGGTACTTCTCCGCGAAGGACGCTGGCGACGCGCTCGCATCCTTCACGAGCGCCGGCAAGGGTGCCGGGTACTGAACCATGCCGGAAGCGATGGAGCGCGATCTGAAGGCCACCGCCCGGAAGCGCGGGTACTCGAAGGAGCGTGCTGGGGCGTACGTCTACGGCACCATGCGGAAGAAGGGCTGGAAGCCGAAGCGAGAGCGCGGCCATTCCGCCAAGGCCGCAGGCGACGCGCTCGCGAAGAGCTACTAAGGAGGAGCCATGCCGCAGGAGTTTCGGCAGTCGACCGACGCCGAGGACCGACGCCTCAAGCAAGGAAAGTACGCGCCCAACGCGACGAACTACAAGAGCAACGAGCAGCTCATGGCCGAAGCCGACGAGCAGGACTACGCGAAGGAGCAGGGCGCCACCGGCATCGCCGGCGCCGGCAAGCGCGCGAAGCCCGAGTACAAGTCCGGGCTCGAGGCGTACAGGGCGATGCGCAAGAAGAAGCGGGAAGGGATCACGGCCAAGGACGCCGGCGACGCGCTCGCGAAGAGCTCCGAGGAGAAGAAGTAAGGCATGAACTGGCAACCGATGTTCGACAAGCTTCTCGTTCGCAGGCGCGACCCGGAGAAGGAAAGGGGCGGCATCGCAATCCCCGAAGGCTCCGAGAAGCCGCAGCGCATCGGCGTCGTGGTCGCAGCCGGACCCGGGCGCCTGTGCCTCGAGACGGGCAGCCTCGTCTCTCTCACTGTGGGAGTCGGCGACGAGGTCATGTTCGGCCACTTCAGCGGCGTGGAGCTTCCCGAGCTCGATCCGCTGCTGGTGCTGCTCCGCGAGGATGAAGTCCTCATGGTGTCGAAGCAGGACCAGGCTGTGGCTGTAGAGCCACAAGCCGCTTGACCTGTTACCGAAAGTAACGCATCCTTCGCTCCAATAGGCGAGGCCGCACCTCGCAGAGGAGCAAGAGATGCCCGACGACCTCCCTGGCAGCGACGTCCTCGACGAACCTGTCCAGGTAGACGAACCGGGGGACGCACCCCTCGACACACCTCCGGCCGAACCGGGGGAAGCCACCGACCCGCCCGCCGACGGAGCAGCCCCCGCGGCGCGGACGGAAGGCGCCGACGACGACCCGGACGAGTGGAAGTTCCTCGCCGATCGCTTCAAGACCATCACGGACGAGAAGGAGCGAAAAGCAGCGATCGGCCGGACGTTCCTGGAGAAGACGCGTTTCGCTTCCCAGGTCCGTCAGGAAAACGAGAAGCTCGAGGCGGAGAACGAGCGGCTGCGCGCCGAACGCGCACCGAAGACCGACCCCGCCAAGCCACATCCGGACGTCGTGCAGATCGACGCCCGCATCACGACCCTGACCCAGACGGACGAGAGGCTCTACGGTAGCCAGCAGAAGTGCTTGGTGGCCATCGGGGAGGTCAACGGAAAGATCGCCGTCGCGAAGCATTTGCTGACCGACGCCGACGAATCCGCGCGCGCCCAGCTCGAGCAACGTCTCGAGGATCTCGAAGGTCGCAAGACCGAGCTCCACGAGAAGTTCGACGACCTGAACGACCGGCGCGACGGTCTGAAGTTCGAGGCCGATCGGCTCACATCCGAGAAGGCCTGGACCGAGGACCTCGTCACGAAGCAGGGTCAACGTCAAGAAGTAACCGAGCGGGAAAGGCTGGAGTTCGAGCAGGACTTTCCGAAGGAAGTGGTGGCCGGTATCGACGAGGCCGCCTCGGCATTCCAGATCAAGGACAAGGCGATCCTCCAGGACCTCAAGGACACCGTGATTCCTCGCCTGACCATGAAGTTCTGGAAGTTGGGCCAGAGCGACGACATCGGAGACGTCGACGTAAAGGCCCTGATCGCAACCGAGGTCGGGCGTTACGCGAAGTCGCGTGACCTGGCCAAGCGAGCCGCTTTCCGAGACGAGTCCACGCGAAGACTTCAAGCCCCGGGTGCGAGCCCGGCTCCGGCGAAGCCTGCAGCTCCGGCGGCCCCACGTAGGCCTGGGCCCCCGACGCCGTCGGCCACGCCGAAGAACATCACCGCTCTTGGCTTGCAGGACATTGCCCCCTCGATGCTTCGAGCTCGCGAAAAGCTCGCGGCAAAGGGGCTGTGATCTCTGCGTTGAGAGGAGTCGCCAAATGGCGACAGGCGCATTCGAAGACATCACCACGGAGCTGAAGAACGCGTACCCCCCGGGCGCCTTCCAGGACCCGGTCAACAAGGAGGCGCCGTACCGCAAGAGCCTCCAGCGCGTGAACCTGAAGATGCACGACGGCATCGCCAGGTTCCCGCTCGGCATCTCGAGCGCATGGAACGTCACGTCCATCGCCGACGTCGGCAACATGCCCACCCCGGTCGACCCCGTGCGCGTGCAGGGCGAGGTCACACCGGAGCTGTTCGTCGGATCCTTCCAGATCGGCCTCAAGACGAAGGTGACGGCGAAGAACAACATCGGGACCTTCTCCTCGGGCGGCATCCTGTCCGACCGCGTCGAGGGGACCGTGTCGGACCTCGGGAAGTACATCAACAAGGTCTACGCCGGCTCGCTGTTCGGCCGGCTGGCCGTGGTCCTGACGAACAACGGCGCGTCCAACATCACCACGGCCGACCCGCTGCGCACGGAGCTGCTGAACCGACGCATGCGGATCGACCACTTCTCCGCCCTCACGGGCGGCGCAGCCCGCGTCGCGGTGAACCGCGAGATCACGGTCCTCAACCGCGACACCTTCAGCTACACGTACGCCGGCGCCGACGACGCAACGATCGCCCCCGGCGACAGCGTGTTCATCACCGGCAGCTACGGCCGCAACCACTGGACGCTGCCGGCCATCGTCGACGACGGGACCGACGTGGTCACGATCTTCGGCCAGTCGCGCAGCACCAACCCGGAGCTCAAGGCGTTCGTGCTCCGCGGCTCCGGCGGACTCCGTGACGTCACGGAGCAGCTCATCCTGGACGCGATCTCCAAGCCCCGCCGGGAGACCGGCAAGCGCATCACCCGCGCCATCTCGAACGACGGCCAGGCGCGGAAGTACGTCGAGATGATCCAGGCCGAGCGCCGCTACCCCGGCCCCACCGGATCCGCTCCGACGTACACCGTCGGCTACGACGAGGAGTCCCTCCAGATCCTCGCGCCCGGCGTCAACGTCCGTCTCGAGGTCGACTTCGACATCCAGCCGAGGGCGATCTTCTTCCTGTGCTGGGAGACCTTCGGGCTGTACGAGGCCCTTCCTCTGGATTGGATCGACGACGACAGCCTGCTGAAGATGATCCCCCGCTCCGACGCGGACGGTCACAAGGCCGGCTTCCTGTCGTACGTCGGTTCCGTCGAGAACCAGATCAACGTTATGCCGAGGTCCAATTCGCGTCTCGAGGACCTCAACGATCCCGTGCTCGGGGACTGAGCCCGCGTGGGCTTAGGAGCCTAGCAAAGCTGTCCGGGGTGGGCTAGAAGGTGTCCATCCCGGACAGCATCCGGCCTTGAGACAGCAGACCACGAAGGGAGACCGAAAATGAGGAAGTACGAGAAGTACGGGATGGCGCTGCTGGCCCTGCTCATGCTCGCGTCGGTCGCGATGGCGCAGTACGGGCAGTCGTCCGGCTACACCGCTCCGCCGACGTCGTTCACGGGTCCGATCACCCCGACCGTTGGCACGCACTTGCAGCTCAACGCCGGGCCTACCAACACCGACCAGGCCGGGGAAACCGTCCGGATCAACAGCATCACGAACACCGGGACGGCCAACTCCTGGATCGGCTTCCAGTCGAAGCCGGCCCAGGGCGCGAGCATGGCGAACAACGTGATCGGGTTCGAGGTGAGCCCGAGGGTCAACGACACGTTCGCCCTGACCGGGACGGGATCGCTCATCGGCGCGCACGTCGACGCCTTTCTGAAGGGCACGACCGGCAACATCGCCGGGGACGTCCGCGGCCAGCAGATCGAGCTCGTCACCGACGACGCCGGGACCCGCACCGTTTCCGGCGACGTTGTCGGGCTGCGCTTCCGCACGGCGTTCTCCGGTACGGTGACCGGCAACTTCGTGCCGTTCAAGATCGAGAAGTCCGAGGTCCAGACGAACAGCAAGAGCTGGACCGCGCTCATGAACCTCACCAGCACTCAGCCCGGCGTCTGGAACGCAACGCCAGGGACAGAGCCCACAACCCCCGATGGCTACCTCAAGATTTTGGTCGGGGGCCAGGTGAGGTACATTCAGCTTTTCTCTGGAGCTCCCGTAGACTGACAACGCGCGCCAAGTCCTCCGGCGTGAAGAGACGACCGGGGGCAAAAGGAGGGCCACATGGCTCTGAAGGCAGGGCAGTTCAACGGCGGGACGACGAGGGCGAAGGTGAGCACGGTCATCAGCTACACCCGCCAGGACCTCTTCGAGATCGAGTTCGTCGCCGATCCGGACAACAGCGGGAAGGTCTACCTGGGGCCCGTCACGGTGGACCTCAACGGTGTCGCCGCGACGATGCAGCTCAACGCGGGGGCTTCGAAGCGCTTCGGGCCCTATCACCAGGGCAGCTTCCAGATGGATCTGGCGGCGCTCTACATCGTGGGCTCGGCCGCGAGCCAGGTGTGCTACGTCAACGCGATCACGGCGCACGGTCGCCGCATCCCGCTGCAGACGTAGTATCGTTGCTCGCGGGGTGCCGCCATCCAGACCGGCGCCCCGCGAGTGTTTCTCTTCTCGAGGAGGTCGCGATGCGGTTCGACCGGAAGCGATTGCTGCTGTGGCTGATGGTCGCGTTCACGGCGACTCCAGTGACGGTGCTGGCGCAGGGCTCCGCCTACCCACCGGGCCCTGGCTCAGGAGGCGGGACGAGCTTCACGGGCGGGGCGATCACGGCGCCGATTTTGGGGCCTGCCGCAGACAACTGCCTTGCGCCTCCGTACAGCTTCACCGGGGACGCGACCAGTGGGGTCTGCTCTTCGGCGACGGCGGTCGTGGTCGTCAGGACGTCTGGAGCGAACCGGCTTAGCATCTCCACGACCGCGATCACGTCGACCCTGCCGGTCCTGGGGCCATCGGGAACCGTCGGTGCGCCGAGCTTCACGTTCAGCACCGACACGAGCAACGATACCGGCCTCTACCGTATCGGCGAGAACAGCCTGGGCATCTCTTCCGGCGGAACGAACGTAGCCACGATCAACGCCACAAGCTCTTTCCTGCAGGGCGGCGGTTCGTCCTACGTCAACGTGCAGCCGACGCTGTCAATCCTGTGGGGGCAGAACGGAACAACCTCAACCAGAGTCAGGGCCAACTCCTTCACGCTCGGCAGCCCCGTCATCGACTTCGAGGTGATCGACGCGGCGACTTCCTCGAATCGTGTCGTGCTCTCGAAGGACAAGACGGAGTTCGACGTGGGGGCCGCTGCCGAGGTAGACCTAACGCTTACCGATTCGCTCCTCACCTCGACGGTGCCGTTCATCGTCCCCGCTGGCACGGCCGCTGCTCCGAGCGTCGGCTTCACCGGGGCCACCACGACCGGCCTGTACTCGGCCGCGCCCGGCATCGGGTTCGCCGTGGCCGGTGCCTCGGTCGGGACGTGGAGTGCGACGGCGCTGACGTCGTCGCCGCAGATCCTCGGGGTCCTGGGAACGCAGATCGCGTCGGCACAGCAGTACGCCTTCTCTTCGGGGGCGGTTGGGGCGGCTTCAGACGCCGGCCTCGCCCGCTCCGCCGCAGGCATTGTGAAGGTGACGGATGGGGGTGCTGGCACTGGGGCGCTGGTAGCGAACAGCGTCACGACTGGTGGTGTCAACTTCGATGTGAATACGATCGAAGGGTCCAACCAGGGGCTTCGCGTCAAGACCGGCGGCTTAGTGCGATTCGTCATCGGCTTGAATGCTTCGGCCTACGCCGCGTATACGTTCAACACTGGGCAGTGGGGCTGGACGAGCGCCTCGACGGCGGACGCTGGCACCATGGACACCGGCCTCGCGCGCGTTTCCGCGGGGATCGTGAAGGTGACAGACGGCGGATCCGGCAATGGAAGTATCCGCGTTGCGAGCGGCACGGTTGGTGACCCGAGCTATAGCTTTGTGGCGGATCCCGACACGGGCTTGTGGCTGAACGGTGCCTCGAACCTCGCAGCGTCCGTAGCCAACTCGGCAGTGTGGAACTTGGACACCGCAGCTCAGCGGATGAAGAGCGACGCTCAGGTGAACTGGTCCTCTGGAGATCCGAGTACGACAGGAGCCGACGTAGGCCTCGTGCGAAACGCGCTGGGACAGCTTCGCGTGTCTAATGGTGGTGCCGGACTGGGCTATTTTTTGCCTGGGCAGGCAGTCGAAGCGAACACCACTACGAAGGCTCCAGCGATCACGGAAAGCGGCGAGCTGTATACGAACACCGGCGATGCGGACGGCTCGATCATCAACCTGCCGAACGACCCCACTATTGGGACGCAGTATCTCGTCGTAGCGACCGTCGCTCAGGACATCACGCTGGCTCCTGCCGCTGGGGAGTCGATCATGTTCGGAAACACCACCTGTGGGACTTCGTTCGTGATTGGCGGGGTAGCCACAGGCATCGGGGACAGCGTGACCGTAGTGGCGGCCACGGGCGGCAGTGGCGCGGTGTGGATCACGACTGCGTTTGCCGGCACGCCGGTTTGCACACCATGAGCTACCGCGACTGGCTGAAGGTCGTCGACGAGCGCCGCGCAGCGGTTTCCGAGTCGCTCCCGCAGGCCTGGGAGCAGGTCGGCGAGGATCACTACACGTGCGTCGCGCCGCCGAACTTCGCTGCTGACCCGGCCGTCACCGCGGCGCTGCACGAGTTCGACGCCGGGGCGATCGTCATGTGGCGCGTGCAGGCGTGGAGGGTACCGGGCCACTCCGGCGTGCGCCTCGTCGCCCACGTCGGCATCGGCCGGCACTACCCGGACCCTCGCTACTCGCGCGCCGGCTTCTACGTCGAGATGCCGCAGGGCGCGAAGCATCCCGCACCGAACTACCTCGACAAGTTCTTCGAGGGCGACCCGCTCGCGCCGAACGGTCCAGGCGAAGTGCTGCCGTGGGACTGGGGCGTGTACGGCTTCTGCCGACGGAAGTGGGAGCGCGAGCGGCTCACCGTCGCGCGATTCAACCGGAACATCGAGCTCCGGAAGAAGCGCGAGGAGAAGATGCGCGCCGACCATCAGGCGCAGATCGAGTACGTGAAGAGGTGGATCGAACCGTGGATCCTGCGTAAGATCGAGGAGTCCGTGAGCGACGGGGACTGGGCCGAGTACCAGCGCCTCATGGCTTACGGCGCCAAGCGAGCGCGCAGGAGTGGGGCATGGGCCCCGGCACGAGGACGAGGCGTCACTGTATAAACGCTGGGCCGCACCCAGCAAGGAGAGGACCGTGAAAAAGTTCCACCGCCTTCAAGAGTTCATCCTCGTCTGGCCGGGCGACGAGGCCAAGCCGGTCATGTACGACGGCGAGTTGTTCGTCATGCCGCCCCACGACCAAGTGGCCGAGGTTGGCCCCGGCATGCCGTACCGCTACGAGAGCGTGCACGATCCAGCCACAGGCAGGAAGATCCCGGGCACGATGGTCGTCAAGGACCGGATCCAGGACACGCCGACCGGAGGTCGCGTGAAGCTCTTCGACGTGGTCGAGTTCTGCGACTGGCTCGAGTCCAATCGCGAGGACCTCATCAACCAGGGCCTCGGGATCGTCGACAGCACGGACGAGGTTGCTCAGGCCATGGCGGTCGGCCGGCCGAAGTACGAGCGCTCGCAAGACGACTACGCACGCACGATCCTGCAGCAGGAGCTCGAGCGTCGGAAGAAGTGGGACCAGAAGGGAATCCCGGCTCCGCAGTCGTCCTCGGAGCACAAGGTCCTCTGGGCGGCGCAGCACCTCGAGAACCGAGCGAAGCAGGCGCCCGCGATGAGCGACGATGCGATCCGGCGTGTGCTCGGAGGCGGGACGGTCGTGGAGCGTCCGAAGGTCGGCGCGCAGATCGCGGCCTCCGACTCCGACGCTGCGCCCGAGGTGAACGACGCCGAGCGCGCGCCCGGCGAGCTCTTCGATCTGGCCGAGTCCGCGGGGATCACGCTCACGAAGGCCGAGATGGGCAAGCTCCTACGGAACGACCTCGAGTACCGCGACCATCTGCTGAAGCAGATCGCGGCGAAGCAGGAAGGCGTCCCGACACCGGCCTAACCCACACCCAGGGAGGTGGGGGATGAACGCGACGGAGATCGTCAGCCAAGAGCTCGCGTACACGGACAACATCAACCCGACCGACAGCGACTACGCGGACCGGCGCGTTCGAATCCTCTACCTCCTTCGCGAGGTGGCGGCGGACGTCATCACCGACGGCGAGTGGACGTGGCTGCGCAAGGTGGCCACCCCGCTCACCGTCGCTGCCGGCACGGGCTACGTGAACCTCCCGGTCACGTTCGGCCAGCTCGGCGACTACGGCGGCGTGTACTTGCTCTCGCAGCAGAGTGGGGATCCGCTCGAGCACGTGCCCGAGCACGAGATCCGGCAGGCCCAGATGAGCGGCGTCCGCACCGACACGCCCGGGATGTTCTCGATCTTCGGAGAGGATCCGATCACGTTCGCTAAGCGCCTCAACTTCCCGCTGAACACTGGCGCCTACAACGTCGCGGTCGACTACCTGCTCAAGGTTCCGGACATCGACGAGACCGTTGCGAACGTGAACAACATCAAGCTGATTCCCGAGGAGTGGCACCAGCGCGTTCTACTCCCCGGGATTCGTGCGAAGTCGCTCGAGTCGAAGGGCGACGCGCGCTGGCAGAACCACCAGGCTGCCTACTTGGCCGGCCTGAAGAGGATGCGTGGGAAGTTCCGGCGGCGTCAGGGGACGATCTGGCAACTCCCCGGATTCTTCGGGCGATGAAGAAGACAGCAGAAGGAAAGCAGCCATTCGACGTCCGCGTGGGCGTCGGCTTCCAACAGTTCCGCGGCATGCGGACCGTGGCCGACGCGGTCAACACGCCTCCGAATTTCTGGCGCTACCTGCAGAACGTGCGTCTCGGGCAGGACGGGATCACGAGTCGCCCAGGGCTGGCCCCCTACGACAACCCAGCGGCCACCGTGCTCGGGTTTGCAGAGATCCCGGACGAGGTACAGTCCGCGACGCTCCTCTTCGGACCATACCCAAGATTCGTCGATGAGGCCTACAACCCGGTCCTGGCGGCTTCACAGATCATGGGGTACTGTCGGGTAGACCTGTCTCGAGTGCCACCGTCCTTCGATGCGCTCGACCCGGACGCCTCAGACGCTAACGCGCTCGGTCTCGGTTCCGCCGCGTTCATCATGGCGGTGAAGTTTCCGGACGCGGATCTCAAAGAGTTCTACCAGGCGGGCCCACTCTCGCCGTGCGGATCGTCGCCATACTTCTTGCCCCCCGACGCCGAGATCGAGATGCAGGACGGATGGGCTCCACTCGCCCTGGCCGGGACGGACTTCTTCTGCTTCTACCAGACGCCGGTGTGCATGGACCCGCTGGTGCTGTTCAACGGACGTTGGCTTGCGGCCGGCCACTACCGCGGGAGCCTGTGGCCACCGGTCGGCGACTTCGAGCCGTCGTTCTATCAGCTCCCTGGACCGACGAACGAGCCGGCCGTCGGCTCGGCTGTGGCTGGCGGGCAGCAGATCGTCGAAGTCAACTTCACGACGCAGTCTCCGATCGACCGGCTCGCGAGCCTCGGATACGCGACAGACCCGGGCTTCGTGCCTGGCGATATAGTGCGAGCGTTCGCTGGCGGCGTGACCGAGGTCTTCAGGCTCCCGTCACCTGGGTACAAACGAGGCGCGCAGCAAGTCGAGTACCTCGTGCCCGGCTCTGCTGTAGATCCCGCGCATTTCCCATCTCCGAAGTGGGTGCGTTCGATGGTCGTCGTGAAGGAGAGGGACGACGATCCGTTCACGGCCGACATCGACACCCGCGATCGGCTCTATATCGGGACGGCCGGGGGGGACGTGAAGAGCGTCGCTGTCGGCGCAGCCTACGGTGGTGGAAACCGCGGCTTCAACGATCCCACGAAGGGGGAGGTCTACTCCTGGGACGGGACGACCCGGCGGCTCGAGCTCACCAACGCAGGTCAGGCGTGCGTCGTCTCCTCTACTCCGAGCGGCGGAGTCCTGGCGGCCGGCGCGACGACGGCGGCATACAAGGTCGAGAAAAACGCAGCGTGGCAGCCCGTGACCTACTCTCCAGTGCCGACCGTACCCCCATCGGCTCCGAATCTGTTCGAGCCTGAGATAACCGGTTACTTCTGGCATTCCAGGTGCGTCTTCCAGGGCGACATCTTCCTGATCGGGATTGACCGAGGACGGTCCTTCGGCTCCGGAGTGACGTTCGGCTACAACAGCGAGCGACCAGGCCGCCTAGTGATCGGTCGGTTTAACGCCGCGACCCTGACCATCACCATCGTTCGTACGGGAGACGCTTTTGCTCAGCAAGCCGACAACAACCTCAACGCTCCGGAGGACCTTGGGTTCGACGGTATCGGCGGGAACCCGTTCGTGCAGCTCTCGCTTGCGACGAACGGCTCGCTTCTCTATTACCTGACTCATTGGTTTGACGGCGTCAGCCACTACGTTGGAACCTACGACGGCGTCACCTTCGACGACGACGCCATTCTCTTCCCGGACACCCCATCAGTGAATGGCCCGCGTGATCTGGTTGCCGCCGGAGGTGCCGTGTACGCGTGCGACGGCCCATTTCTCGTCTTCCGAATCGACGGGACGACCGCGACGCTCATCACCAGATTCGGCAGTATTCTAAGGTCCGGCGAGATGGCGTTCGTGGGGCCGTAAGTGGCAAACCAGGAATCCCAAATCATCTACCAGTCGGCCGAGACGGCTGGATCTCCGAACGCGGTGCTCTGGCGCAAGCCAGCGACCGTGAGCCTGGGCTATCCCGCCGCGACGAACTTCGGGCTGGTCACTACAGGAAAGCGGCCGTGCTTCGTCTGGTTCCGCGGGGACCTCTACAACATCGGGGGCTACTCGCGCCCACTCGTTCGGCACCGCGTCGATGCACGGTGGCTGCCGTCCGGGATCCGGGCGCCGGATTCTCCACTCGCTGTTGTGGCCGGAGCTGGCTCCGGCGGCTCTCCCGGCGAGGCCATTTGCATCATCACGTTTGGCCACAAGCAAGGCGACCTCCTCCTCGCCGAGAGCAACCCGTCGAGCACGGTAGTCCTGCCCGGCCAAACGGGCGCGGGCTACGTGTGGACGTTGCAGACCGCCGGCGCTGAGGCCAGAGTCAACAAGGTCCGCGGCTACCGCTCGATGAACGGGGATGCGTTCCGTCAGGTCTTCGAGGTGCCTTACGGAACAGCGAGTGTCACAGAGAACGTGAAGACGAACCTGCGCACGGTCGAAGCGCCCGACGGCCACAACCTTCCACCGTTCGGCACTTCGTTCGGGGAGAAGGCGCTGGCACGCATGTGGTACGCACGCACTAGCGAGCACCCGTTCCGCCTCTGGGGCTCACTTCCCGGAGAGCCACAGAACGTGCCGCCCACGAACTTCTTGGACACGGACGACCGCGAGGCGATCACTGGTCTCGCTGCCACGCGCGAGGCGTTCATCATCTTCTGCGCCCAGTCGGCCTACCTGCTGCGCAAGACCGGGGAGGGGCAGTTCGACTTCCTGCTCCAGAAGCTCGACTCGGCCGTGGGGTGCTCCTCACACCACGGGATCAGGATCATCCACAACAAGGTCTACTTCCCATTCGAGGACGGGCCATGGATCTATGACGGTGGCTTCCGGTTCATCGGCAGCGACATCCGGAACTTCTGGCGCGCAGACTACCAGGCCGACCGGCAGCCGTTCCTCGACAGCTTCGCGATCGATCACCGCGAGGCGAAGCAGTACGTGCTTTTCACGCCGCGCCCACTGAAGCCGACCTTCCAGGGCTCGGCCCCCGGGACGGTGGCCTACGTGGGCAATTACCTCAACTCCGAGCAGAGCATCGGCGGGCAGAACGCTCAGCCGGACTGGAGCATCGACATCTACGACCGCGTTGCCTCGGCCGCCTACTACTCGTCGCTCTCCGAGGTTCTCATCGCGTGGACCGATGGAGAGATCAGGATTGAGGACGCGAGCGACGCTGACGACGACGACGACGCACTGCTCAAGCACCTGACGGCGGTTTCGCCACACCAGTGCTTCCTCGACGAGGGCGACGACTCAGAGAGCGCGCACGAGTTTTCTCCGCTCTGGGCCTACGTGGAAGCCGAGCTCAACGACTGGGTCGTGTCCTACCTCGGCGGAGACGAGGCCGCGGGGCAACAGAAGCTCCCTGACAACAGCCTGTTCTGGTTCAAGAAGACCGTCGCGGCGAGCCAGTCGTGGGGCCCGCTCGTAGTGGACGGGACAACGTACATGGCGAAAGCGATTGCGCGCTCGGTTCACTTCATCCAGAGCTCGAGGGTCGCCGGTCGTGGCCTCACCACTCGCTTCGACGCTGACAGCGCCGTCGGGATGAAGATTCGCGGATACGGAGGGATGTACGGCCCCGGGCCGACGTCGAGGCCGCAGGAGCTCATGGCGTCGGTTCCGTCTGGAGACATCGCCGTCACGATCGAGCAGTCGGCTGTAGGTGCCGGTGTCTGGGCAGCGCTGCCGTTCGTGTTCGTAGGCGGCTCGCGCGACCTGCGCTTGAGTATCGTGAATGCCGGAGTCGTGGCACCGGTCTACGTCACCGTCGAAGTTGTCGCGCCCAGCGGGGCGGTGGTGAGGCAGAACGTGAGACTCGAAGCGTGGAGCGACGCTGCCCCAAACCTCACCCAAGCGCTCACGTTCACCTTCGCGGAGGTTGGCGATCACACCGTCAACGGCTACGCGATCGGCACGAACGAACTGCGTGGTTCCGGCACCAGCACGGTTGAGGTCGTGTAGGAGTAGAATCTCCCAGGAGAAGGGGGCTGCGGATGCCTTACGGAGTCCGACAGGAAGAGTGGAACGCGCTGCCCCAGGCCGAGAGGTCCCGTCTGTCTGGCGGCACCGCACTTTCCACGAACGCGTCAGGCAAGCTCTCGAGGCCTGGCAGCATCGGCGGTGGTGGTGTTGGAGGTTCAAGCGGGGTGGGCTACAGCGGTGGCACAGCGGCCGTCGGTGGCGGTACAGCGGCGCTTCGACCGCCGATCGGCGCCCCCGCCGGAGGTGGCGCCGGAGCAGCCGGTGGCGCGTCCGGAGCGTCCGGCCTCCCGGTCGTGACCGCGAGCAGGACCACAGCAGAGCCGCCGCCCGAGCTCACAAAGTACTCGGCCGACTACCAGGCCAAGGTGCTTGGCGGGTACGACGAGCGTCTGTCCGACCTGAAGACCAAGGGCGGGCAGTTCATGGAGGAGGAGCAGCGCCAGGCGCGCGAGTCCACCACGGCCAGGCTCCAAGAGGCACGTCAACGCGCTCGCGAGGCAGGCGTGCCGTTCGACGAAGCGGCCGCGATGCGTGAAATCGCCAAGATCGAGGCCGGCGGACGCGCCGAGGGCAAGAAGTTCGCTGAGGGCAAGATCGACGAGACGCTCGGCGCTCGAGCCGGGGCGTACACGTCGGGGACTGGGATCGTGCAGGCGCCAAGCCAGACCGCTCTCGCGCAGCGTGCGCAGAGTTCCAACGAGGAAGGCCAGCTCATGAACTACTGGCTCGGCAGCTACGGAGCGGAGACCAGCCGGATGGCTGCGAACCAGGCGGCGCAGAACGCCTGGATGGGCATGCTCTCGAACATGCTCAACGTCAACGTCGGGTTCTGAGGAGGGCGCAATGGCGATCATGGGGCGTAGCGGCTGGGGGCCGAGCGGGGCTCACGTGGCGTCTGTCGACGCGGACGGAACGATGGGCGGCGGGGGCACCGCGGCGGGCGCAGGTGGCGGGGGGTTCGCCGCTGATCCGAACGCGATGTTCGCAGCGCTCTTTCCGCTCGCGCAGGGTGCGGCGGAGGAGAAGCTCGCGATGTCGCGGCTCGCGCGTGAGAACGCGAAATTCGACTTGGCCGAGAAGAAGAAAAAGTCGCGGGGAGCCAGGGTTAGCCCCTATGCCACAGAGGACCCGTTCACCAAGAGGATGAAGGAAAACGCCCTCGCCCGAGACGTGGCCGAGACGCAGGCCGCGACCGGGCGCGTGCCGACGCGCATGTCCACCATAGGCATGCAGACGTTCGCGACGCCCGACCCGCTGAAGATGACGGGTGCGCAGCGAGCGCGCTTCCTCCCTGGCGGGAACACGATGGAGGGCGGGCTCGCTCCGAGCGATATCAACCGTTCGCGCTCAGACGCGCTGTTCCAGGCGCAGATGGAGCAGGACCGCGCGCGCCAGCGTGCCGGCTACTGAGGGACCCCGGTGAGCAGCATCTCCAACTGGAAGAACTTTCATCGGCCCTTCGAGCCGATGGACACGTTTCTCCGGTCGGAGCCGTACGGCGCGGAGATCAAGGCTACCTACATCGACGGCGTCTCGCCCCGACGCAAGAAGCACACGATCCGTGCGAAGGCGAAAGACGCGTTCGAGGCGCTCACGCGCACACCCAGGAAGGAGACGTAGATGGCCCTCGTTCCTCCGCGTCAGGCCGTAGGAAGTCAGTACCTCCGCGACAAGCGCGGGATTCCCGGCATCGCCGGAGCCGACGCCGACCAGCCGGAGATCGACGTGCTCGGTGGGATGAGGCGTGGGCTCGAGGCAATCCTGCCCTCTCCGCCACAGGGCGGTTTCAAGCGCGAGGAGTACGACCCGTCACTCGCGGCGCCTCGTCAGCCGATGGCGCCTCCCACTCCGACCGCGCCTCCCGCGCCGCCGTCAGCGGGCAAGCTGCGAGCTGATGCCGATGCCGTAGCAGCAGCCAAGGCGTTGGAAACCTACGATCAGCGGAAGAACCCTTCCGCGGCCCCGCCAGGCCAAGGCGACGATGGCACGCGTGAGCCTGCCTTCGGGAAGTTCGGCCAGGTCTCGGTTCTCTCCACTGCCCCGGATCCAGCCACTCGTCCGGGCGGGTTCGCGTTCCGGCGGCCGATGGGCGAGACGGAGGCGAGCACCCAATATGGCCCCCGGACAGTAGGGGGTGGTCACGCCTGGACGCTGCGCACGCCGAGCTCGCAGGAGCAGCGGTACGACGCCGCTCGCTACAGCCGCGAGACGAAAGCTCGCCAGGCCGCCGAGGGCGCCGACATCGCGCGGCTCGACGCCGAGGCTGCCGCAGCAGCCGCGAGCATCGCGCGGTCGAGAGAACTCGAAAAGCAGCCATTCGCTCCGGAGCAGGCGGCGGTCGCTGGCCGCGTGACGTCTGAGCGCGCGAAGGCCGCGCCGGTCCAGAGCCGTCAGATGGCTGCAGCCACGCTGCTCCAGGACTACCTCGGGGACGTCGACGAAGTCGACCAGCTCGAGAAGGGTGGGAAGATCGACACGCCGACGGCGTCAAAGATGCGCGACGAAGCGGAGCGCCGCTACCACAACGGCCTGCTCGCGTTCGTCCCCGGGTTCCGTCTGCCGAAGGCCGACCCGTTTGCGCTGCCTCCGGAGGAAGCTGCTACGCCGGCCGAGTAGTGCGCCGGAGAAAGGCGGTCAGTCCCCCGATGACGAACGCCGCCACGAGCAGGAACGCGACGAGCTCCTCGAAGCCGAAGGGCGGCCCGCTCTGGACTATCTTCTGAACCTTCCCTGGCCGCAGCGCCTCGTGAGTGACGACCGTAGTGCGCGGGGGGAGCGGCGTCGCTTCGACCACGGGGGCCTGCTGCAGAGCGAGCGGTTTCCGGCGTGGGATTGCGAGGCGCATCTCGTGGGCAGGATCGTCCATGAGCTCTCTGGTGTAGGCCAAGAAGTCGCTACTCCTGTGCTGTGGAGCCTGAAGCGGGCTCGTCTCCGCCCTGACCGTCGTCTTCCCGTTCTCCGTCGTGATCCAGACGACCTGATCTCCCTGACGCAGGAAGGAAACCTCTCGAACTGCTGTAGGCTGTTGTGCCAATGACCACCTCCGGGCAGCATCCTAGCACAGCATACGTGGGCTAAGCAAGTGCCTGTGAACTTCCAGGAATACGCGGACGCGCTGATCGCGGCAGACGAGCCGGCCGAGCTCCTGCCGAAGCGAAAGCGCCGTCCGCTCACGATCCCCAAGGCGCGGCCCCCGAAAGAGCCAGAGCCGGGGCTACCCTCTCGAGCCGGCAGCGCGATCGGCTCCGTCCTCGGCGCCGCGAAGGAGCGCGTGGACATCGCGACGAACTACTACTCGAACCCGTACTTGCGCGACCGTGTGCTCTCCGGGGCCGACCCGGTCCCCTCGGAGGTGCTCGCCAAGGAGGGGCTCATCGGGCCACCCGAGGATGGCATGAGCTCGGGAGAGAAGTACTCACGCGCCATTGGCCGCGGCCTGACCGAGGGCGCCACCAGGATCCTCACCGACCCGCTCGCGATGACGCTCATGTCCGCGAAGGTTCCAGGGCTCGCCGGCAAGGCGATGCACGCGGGCTTCATGGCCATGATGACCCACGGGATGTACGAGGGAGGGAAGGGCGCGTACCAGAAGTTCCGTGCGCAGGGCTTCACCCCGTCCGTTGCCGAGGAACTCGCCAAGGTCGGCGTTGACGCAGGCCTGCTCACCTGGCCGCTGCTCGCGCGGACCATCGGGCGGCGCACGGTGGAACCAGTTCGGGTGGCCGAACGGCCGGGCGTGACGGCGGGTGGTGGACGACCTGTCGAACCCTCTGCGACCGCGCCGCCCGAGGAGACAGGATTCTACCTCCACCCCGAGCTCATGGCGGAGCGCGCGGCACGCGAGCGCGGCTTCGAGATGGCCCCAGAGTTCGCTGGCCGTGGCGGTGGGACGGCGGTTGCACGACGCGGGCCTGTCGGCATGGTGCCTCCAGAGGCTCCGCCTCCTGAGCCGAGTGCGCTCGAGCTGGCCCAGCCGATCGAGGCGCGCCTACTCAGGCCGCCCATGCCTCGCCTGCCGCCCGGGTCCGGTCCAGCACTCCCGGCACCCGCCCGACCGTCGCCGGCGAACGTGGCCCGCGTGCCGGAGGAACTCAACATCCGGGCGCACGCCTCCGTCGTCGGCGAGATCGACAACCGCTTGCGCCTGGCCATCGCCGAGAACGACACCCACACTGCCGCCCAGCTCATCAAGCTTCGTGAGGGGGTGCGGGAAGCCGCCTGGCAGTCCCAGCCGGGTGCGGCCGCATCGCTCCGCGAGCCGTACGCCACACCGGGCGTGTCGGTTGATGTGGTACAGCAGCCACAGAACCGCCCCCGCATGCTCGCAATCCGGTCCGGCCTTGTCCGGATGCTGGCCGACGAGCAGAACCCGCTGCAGCGGGCGAAGCTCAGGACGGCGGTCGGCTCGCTCGACGCCCAGCTTCGGCAGAACCCGATGCCGTCCCTGCCGGCTCCTACGATGCCGCCCGCGCTGCCGCCTGGCGCGCCACAGGCCGCCGCGGCGCCCCCGCCGCCCATCCCGCCGCAGCCGATCGCTCCAGAGGCTCCTGCGGGCGCCATGGCTCCAGGACCTCCAGCGCTTCCTCCCCCCGCCCCCGGCGTGGCGCCACAGGCCGAAGTGGCCCAGAGCGCCGCGACCATGGCCGGAGCCGGCATCGGGCCGGCAGGGGCGACGCCCGAGCTGCCTCCCGGGGCGTCGGTCGGGGAGAAGACGGCCGCGCTCATCCAGGCGGCGAGAGACCGGGTGGCCGGCCAGGACGTCGGTGGCCCCGCCCCTCCAGTGGTCGTCGAGGGCCCGACTAGGGACCTCGCGGCGCGAGCCGACATACCTCCTGCTGCGGTCACAGGCCCTCCCCCGCCACCGCTCGCGCCCGAGGTCCCCGTACCCATGCCGGCACCGGCTTTCGTCGAGCTCGCTCCGCCGGCTCCCGTCCGGATTCCCAGAGCCGCCAGAAAGCGGGAGGTGGCTCCTGGCGCGAGCCGAGAGAGGGAACTCGAGGACTTCGAGAGCGAGGCGCTGCGCACCGCCTACGATTCGCCCGGAGGCCGCGTCACGAGCACGATGCTCGGGGAGCGTGGTGTCGAGAAGAAGAAGGCGATCCGGACGCTGCGGCTCATGGAGGAGGGAGGCCTCGTCCAGTACAGTCGAAGGGGGGAGCACTACAAGCTTACCCCCGAGGGCAGGAAGCGAGCCGAGGCTGTCGCCGAGCCTGAAGTCACGGTAGAGCGCTCCCCGCTCGAGGGCCTGGAGGGCGATGCCCAGGAGCGCTTCGCGTCCTGGATCGAGGAGAGCCCACGCCGCGCCATCGCCGAAGCCCGCCGCCGGTTCGGGAAGAACATCTCGGCCGACGACTACAAGGAGCTCTCGCCCGACTACGCCAAGTCGAACGAGGCGCGCGCCGCGCTCTCGGCTGCTGTCCACGAGCCGTCCTCGACGCTCGCCAGGATGGTGTTCTCCAAGATCCTGAAGGAGCCGGTGCCAGAGGGCGAGAGCGCGGTGGTGGTCTTCACCGCCGGGGCATCCGGTACAGGCAAGACCTCGGGTCTGAGTTCGCGGAGGATGGACCGCCTGCTCAGCAAGGCGAACGTGGTTCTCGACTCGACTCTTGCGAACTACGAGAGCGCCAAGGGTCGGATCGACGAAGCGCTCGCTGCGGGCCGGAAGGTGGTGGTCGAGTACGTCTACCGCGAGCCGCTCGAGGCGTGGAAGTCTGTGCTCCAGCGCGCCATGAAGCGCGGCCGGATCGTTCCGATGGACGATGTCGTCGACGGGCACCTGAAGTCGCGTCCGATGATCCGCCGCCTGGCCGAGGAGTACGCCGGCGACCCGAGGATCAGGATCCGCGTCACCGACAACAGCGGGCCGAAAGGCGAAGCGAAGGCGATGGACGTAAGGGGGGTCGAGGATGTATCTTTGACCCGTGAACAGCTCACCGACCAGCTCCGCACCGAACTCGAGGCCGCCCGCGCCGAAGGGCGGATCTCCGAAGCCGTCTACCGCGGCGCGCTCACTTCCCGATCCGGAGAAGGACCTGGACCTGTACGCGGACGCGATACACGCGGAGTTTCTGGAGAACCTGCAGGAGAGCGAGTAGCGGCCCCAGCGGAAGCGCCGACCGCTCCAGCGCCGGCAGGTCCATCGCCGGAGCCTACCGCCGAGCGGGCCGCGCGGTCGATCGAGAGTTTCAAGCCGAAGAGCCTGACGGCACGCCAGCTCCAGAGCACCCGAAACAAGATCGCCTCTGGCGAGGCGCGCGGGGCGGAGTGGTACTCGGACGGGAACATGCTCGTTGCCGGCAAGGCGCCGAAGGCAGCGAACGTCGAGCCCATCAGCCCCGAGGCGCTCGAGAGCTTCATTTCCCGGGCGAAGGAAGCCTCCACGAAGGCCACCGTCCAGAGCGTCGAGACAGCCGGCGGACAGGACTACGTCTGGCTCGTGGGGCAGGGTGTCCCGGACGCCGCGATTGACGCGCGCTACTACGGACACGTGGTCCGTGCAGCCGGCAAGAGCCCGGTCACGTGGTTCATCGACAGAAAGCTCCCGGCCGTCGCCTACCGTGGCGCCATCGAGAGCCCCGGCAACCTGCCGCTCGCCGTCGTCTCGCCGCTCAAGACGGGGAAGAAGGCGCCCCAACTCCTTGAGCCGCGCGCGGCCGTAGAAGCACACGAGGCGGCGATCGAGGCGGCGAAGGATGCCAAGGGGCGGGTGCGGTGGAACAAGGTCCCCGAGCCCCCGCGCGACGCCGAGGGCAACCCGATCCTGCCGGGTCAGGAGGACTGGACACCAGCGCGCCGGGCGGAGGCGCACGCCGCGGCGAAGAGCGTCGTCGACGAGGCGGCAGCTTCCGAGCGTGCCCAGCCGACCGGGCAGTTCCCGATCTTGGACGAGGCCGGGAAGGTCGGCTTCGACGTGGCCCGCGAGGGCGGTGCTGCGGCCGGCTGGTACGGGGTCAACTCGGCGAAGCGCGGCACTCCGCTCGAGGACATCGCCGCCTCGCCGAAGGAGATGGCCGCGGCGCTCAAGAAGGACAAGGGCAATCCGCTTGAGCTCGAGGTGCACGAGGCGGTGGACATCGCGAACCGGGACGCAAGCTACCGTCGCGGGCGTAGCATGCTCGATCAGGCGCTCGAGTCCTACAAAGGCAACGCATTCCGTGCATGGGACGCGTTCGAGCGAAAGGCCGAGGCAGCCAGGCAGAGCAAGGAGCCGGTCGATCCAGGAGTTGCTGAGGCGATCCAAACGCTCAGGGAGACCGCGGCCAGGGAGATGGGTCTCGCCGACGTCCCGTCCGCCGGGCCGGAGCTCGAGGCGTTCGAGGCCGGGGCCAAGATCCGCATGGCAGAGGCACGCACAGAGGCGACGAGGCGATCTCTGAAGCGAGGCAGTGAGCGCGGCGCCGTGTCACTCGACCTGCTGCTGGCGCCGTATCACGTGGTCCGCGACGCCGTCGTGCTCGGCGCCCGTGCGCTGCGCCAGGGGTTCACCACCTTCGATCGCTGGGCGAGCGAGATGGGTCGCCAGATCGGGAGCGGATGGAAGGGCCTTCGGAACCTGTGGGGCTGGGTCAGCGCCGAGGGACCGAGGTCGGATGCCGGTCCGGCCGCACCTCCCCCACCGCGCGTTGAACCACCCGCTGCCGCCGTGGCGCCGTCCGCTCCGCGCCCGCGCAAGCCAGCGCTCGGGATGCAGGAGCGAGTCACAGTTCCGACCGCCGAGGACGCCGCGCGCATGGCAGCCTTCGAGGGACCGCTCCGCCCCGGCGAGAAGCCGAAGGCGACCAACTTCCCGGTGAACGTTGAGCGCCTGACGACCGACGCCGACATGCGCGAGGCGCAGCACCGGATGACCGAGGCGGTGAAGGACACGCTGAACAAGAACCGCGAGTACCGCGGTTGGGAAGAGGCTCGGAAGCAGGCCGTCTCCGCCGGCCTCGACAAGGCCACCTTCGAGCGCTTGGTCAAGGAGCGCGGGGTCGTCACCGATGCGGAGATGGAAGGCGGCCGTATTCTGCGAGAGCAGGCGGCGGAGTCGTTCGTCTCGAAGCGCAAGGTGGCAGACGCTCTGAAGCAGTCCGAGACGGCGAAGCCGGAGGAGTTGGCCGCGGCCGAAGAGGAGATGCTCGCCGCCGCCGCGCGCTGGGGCTCGATCACCGCACACACGACCGCAGCCGGCGCCGAGACCGCGCGCGCCCTCGCCATCCTGCGGAAGTTCTCGGAGACCCTCAGCCCCGAGGAGCGGCTCTACCAGCAGGCGGTGAAGTTCAACATGAAGAAGGCCGTCGACCCAGCGCTCATGGACAAGCTCGCCGAGGCGGTCCTGGCGAAGGACCACGCGAAGCTGACGGAGCTCGGCCGCCAGGTCATGAAGCCGACGCTCATCGACAAGGTGAACGAGTACTTCATCAACAACATCCTCTCGTCGATCCCGACGCCGGCGGCGAACGTGCTCGGCAACGCCGGCCACGAGCTGCTGATGCGCACGCCGGAGCGGTACATCGCCGGGCTCATCGAGAAGGGCCGCGCCGCCAGCGAGGGCCGTGCTCCGGAGCGCCTGCCGGAGGAGGCGTTCGAGGCGTTCAAGGCGAACTGGAAGCACGGCCTCGGCTTCACGAAGGGCTCGGTCAAGGAGATCGTCCGCCGCACGCTGCACGAGGATCCGTGGGACCCGGAGGGCGCAGGCCTCAAGGGCGAGTTCCGGCCGGCCGCGCTCGGCGGGACGCTGGGCAAGGTGTGGCGCACGCCGAGCCGCCTGCTTCGCTCGCTCGACATGGCCGCGCGTTCGAGCGCCTACGAGGCCCAGATCGCCGGCGAGGTCTACCGCGAGGCCTTCAACACCGGCCGGGCCAAAGGATTCGAAGGGCCCGAGCTCAAGGGCCACATGGAGCAGCACACGGCCGCGCTCCTGAAGGACCTGCAGACCTGGCGCGAGGTCGACGTGCTGCGCAGCATCAACGGGGAGAAGGCACTCTCCGATGCGCAGAAGGCGACGTACTACAACGCCCGCCTCAACCGCATCGGCAAGGCTGCCGAGGACGCAGCGCGCGAGTCGACGTTCCAGGATCTCCCCGGCGCCTTCACGCAGGCCGCGCTGCGCCTGCGCGGGACGCACCCGTGGCTCACGCTCTTCGTGCCGTTCATCTCAACTCCGAGCCGCATCCTGTCGCAGGCGCTCGCGCGCACCCCGTTCGGCCTGGCGCGAGCGATCAGCCGGACGGCGAAGGGAGAGATCAAGGGCGGCCGGTCTGCCGACGAGCTCGCGAAGGGGATCTGGGGGACCATGATCTCGGCCGGGCTCTACGGCATGGCCGAGGCGGGCGTGCTCACCGGCTCCGGGCCCACCGACCCGAAGGAACTCGCGGCCTGGAAGAAGACGGGCAAGGAGCCGTACTCCGTGCGCATCGGAGACACGTGGGTGTCGATGGCGCGCCTCGAGCCGCTCGCCACGGTGCTGGGTCTCGCGGCCGACCTCTCCGAGACGAAGAACGCGAAGAAGGCTGGCGACGTCGCGGACAAGCTCGTGGCCACCGCCACGAACAACATCATGTCGAAGAGCTACCTCGAAGGGATCTCAGGCATGATCGAGGCGGTCCACGATCCGGAGCGCTTCGGCAGCACGTACGTGAAGAAGTTCGCCGGCGCACTCGCCGTGCCGAACCTCGTCGCCGCGGCGGCGCGCGCCACCGACCCGTACGTGCGGGAGACGGGCGGCGACGAGGACATGCCTGGCGCCGCGCGCCTGATCCTGCCGACGATCGCGAGCAGGATCCCCGGCGTGTCCCGGCTGCTGCCAGCGAAGCTCGAGGGGACGGGCGAGCCGCTCAAGCGCGAGGAGTCTGCGCTCTCGCGCTTCGTCTCGCCGGTGCGCTACCGGCACGAAGCCGGGAAGGAGGCAGACCTCGAGCGGCTCATGCTCGACGTCGGGTACTTCCCGGCGCGGCCCCCGAAGACGATCACCATCCCCGGATCCGGCGGGCGCAAAGGCGAGCTCCACCAGAAGGAGCGCGAGGTCTACGCCAGGTTCATGAGGGTCGCCACGGAGCGCGCGCGCCGGCTCGCTTCCGACCCGCGCTTCAAGCGACTCGACCCGCTACGCCAGGAGAAGATGCTGAAGGACCTCTACCGCGACGCTCGCGACGCAGCGAGCGAGCGCGTCGCCCCCGTCGTGGCGCGCCGTGCGATGGAGCGTAGCTGATGCCTGCGCGCAGCCACGTCCTCGCCGTTCCGCGCCTCGTCGGCCGACTGCGGCTCCAGGACATCCCAGGCCTCTCGCCTGAACATGGCGAGGCGATCCGCAAGGCGTGGGACGACGCGATGTTCGAGCTGCAGCGTTATCTCGAGTCGCTCCGTGACTCGACCGACATCACGCAAGAGACACTGACGGAGATCGAGGATACGATCACGGCCACGGAGGACGCGCTGTCGCCACGCATGCCGACGCCGCACACGCACAAGCCAGCCGATGTCCTGGGGTTGCCAGGAGACGGGGGAGTGATCCTCTCTGGCCAGACGTTTGCCCGTAGCAGCCCGACCCGCAGCGACCAGGTAGTCGGCCTGCTCGGTGACGTGCACGTCATTCTCGCAGGCCAGATATTTGGCCCGTAGGAGGTCTTCATGGCCGTGACGAAACGACTGTTGTCGGGCAGCGCAAACGGCCGGATGATCCCCGTTGTCGCAACGGCTACACCCGGCACGCTCGTCCACACGGCGATCGCTGCCACCCTCGGCTTCGACGAGGTGTATCTCTTCGTGTCTAACGTCACGGCGGCGGCGGCGCGCCTGACGCTCGAATGGGGCGGCGTAGGCGATCCGACCGACCACATGACGAAGCAGTACAGCATCCCGCCGAACAGCCCGCCGTTCCCGGTAGTGACGGGGCTCCCGCTCAACGGCAGCGTCGTGGTGCGCGCCTTCTCCGACGTCGCGAGCGCGCTCAACCTCAGCGGCTTCGTGAACAGGATCGAGTAAGCGGCGATGATCCACGTCCCGGGCGGGCCCTACTACCCGCCGGATCCCCTTTCGATCCTGGCTTCCGATTCGCCAAGCGTCGACGCCTCCGGGCGCTGGCGCGTGAGCCTCCCGCTCACGCTCTTCGACCAGACGTTCGAGTGGGATCTCGCGGAACTCTTCTGGAACGAGACGATCGTCGGCGGCGGCAGCTCGGTGGCCTACAACGCCAATCGCTCGAGCGTGACGCTCACCGCCGGCACGGGCGCCACGGACAGCGTGATCCGGCAAACACGCGATTACCACCATTACCGACCATGGAAGAGCCATCTCATCCCGCTCACGTTCACGTTAGGTGCCGCGGTCGCGGATCTACGTCGCCGCGGCGGCTACTTCGACGCGAACAACGGCATCTTCCTCGAGCAGAACGGGACGACCGACGTCGCCGTCGTGCGCCGGAGCTTCGTGACTGGGGTGGCCGTCGACACGCGGGCGACGCAAGCGAACTGGAACCTGGACACGCTCTCGGCGACGGCCCCGAACCCGAGCAGACTCACTCTCGACCTGACGAAGGCTCAGATCCTCGTGACCGACCTGCAGTGGCTCAGCGAGGGCCGCGTGCGAATCGGCTTCAAGATCGGAGCCACGATCGTCTACGTCCACGAGTTCAACGCGGCGAACGTGATCGACGTGCCGTACATGGAGACCGCGAGCCTGCCGATCCGCTTCGAGATTACGAACCTCGCCGCGCAAGGCGTCTCGCACACGCTGCGCCAGGGCTGCTCCTCGGTCATAACCGAGGACGGCGACCAGGATGAGTTTGGGCTCTTCTGGTCGGCCGACAACGATACGACCACGATCGCGGTGACGACACGGCGAGCGATCCTCAGCATCCGACCGAAGGCGGTCTTCGGGCCGGCCTCGAAGGTCAACCGCGTCCCGATCGAGGTGCAGACCTTCGGTCTGCTCGTCTCTACGAACAATGCGAAGTGGGAGATTGTCTTCGCTCCGACCTTCACTGGCACCCCTGTCTGGATCGACCCGGGGACCCACACCGCCGTCGAGTACAGTGTTCACGGTGATGCTGCCGCCGGCGCGATCACCGGAGGTCTCAAGCTGAATAGCGGCTACGCTGTCGCTGGTGTGGGCGTGGCTGCAGGAGCCATCGCGCAGGTATCGCTCTTGAACAAGCTGAGAGCGACCCTCGACATGGCCGGAGCAAATCCGCGGGCCTTCAGCCTCGTCATCACGTCGATGAGCGGCACGGCGAACGCTGCCGGGGCGATGTCGTGGAAAGAATCCAGGTAGCCCGCTGATGGCACTCCTCAAGTATTTTCCCGTCGCCCAGGGCGCCGCCGGAACGGTAGTCGTGGCCGCCGCTATCGTGGGGCAGAAGCACAAGGTCCTCGGTCTCTCGTTGTCGCTGGCCGCGACGGGGAGCTTCCGCCTCACGGGCGCAGCCAACCTGACCGGGGACATCCGCGGGCTCAAAGACGACGCGATCACCTGGCCGACGAGTGCTCTACCCTACGCGGAGTCTGCCGTGGGCGACGCGCTGAGCCTCGTTTCGATCGGCGGCGGCGCACAGGGCGTGATCGTTTTCGTGACGGAAGCCTGAGGGAGGCCGGACCGAGCCATGATCGACCTCGACGCACTCGTCAAGATCGGCTGGACCGGGCTCATCGCGTGGAACCTGCGCGAGACCGTCTCGAACGGGAAGGAGCTCGTGCGGCTGAAGACGCTCATGGAGAACGGGCTCAGCACCACGGTCGACGAACTGAAGACCTCGATCGAAACGCACATCGCCGGTGAGGAGCGCCGGATTCTCGACGCTCTCAAGCGCGATCCGACCCGGCGCACGCGAAAGACCGACCGTCGCAGCCTTGGACGTGGTGAGGTAGACAATGCCTGAGCCGGAGCCGCTGGACCCTTCGACGTCGCTCATCATCCGGAAGATCGTCAAGAGCGGGCTGCTTGAGAAACTCGTCACCTGGCTGGCCGTGGCAGTCGTCGGCGGCGGGGCCTCGATGGCGACACGCCAGGTGAGCGATGCGCAAGACGTCGCGCAGCTTGCTGCAGCGAAGACGGAGCTCGCGCAGGTCAAGGCCGACTTCGAGAAGTTCCGCACGAGCTACTACGAGCGCCAGCGGGAGAGCCGAGCACGGGCCGACGCAGACCACGCCCAGATCGAGCGCGATACGCGCGACTCAGAGCGCTATCTCGAGCGCCGGCTCACGCGCCTCGAGACGCGGCTTGGCATAGAAGCTCCACCAGCCGCGGCGCCACAGCTACAGCAACCGTAGGGCTCAACTCGCGCAGCACCTCCGGCGGGATGGGGCGGTCGCTCAAGCGGACTCGTGTATAGGACAGGCTTGAGCCACACCAGCGAAGCAGCAGCGCACCTTGATCCCAGCCTTCGTCAGCAGCTCGACCTCACGGGTCAGGCGCTCGTGCGAGGAGAGCAGGATTTCCATTGCTGTGCGCTCAAGTGCGCGGCGGCCAATCAGGTCCAAGCTGACAATTCGACGAGCCCCGGTGATGTTCATGGCTTTTGCGGCCGCCTGCTCCACGTCGCTCTCGGGAGCAGGCACGCTGACGCACTGAGGACACGCACGCTTTCCAAAAATCGTTTCCTTGTCGTGCCCAAGGCAGAGGCACTGCATTTCGACGTGCAGCCCGCAGGAGTACATCACTCGGCTGTGCATGGCTCACTCCTCTCGGGGGCGGGGCGGGTCATCGGGGGTCCTCTGGCCATTTCAAGAAGTCGCGCTTCGCTGCTGGCCGCACGTGGTATGCAGCCGGAGGCTCCTTCGCAAAATGCTTCAGTGCGTAGTCCGTGGCATCACGTGCGTCCTGCGTCTCTGGCTCTGGCAGCACCACGAGATAGGTGAGCGTCACCACGTAGCGCGAGTGGCGTTTCATCGGCCACGCCCCATGCAGAGTTCGCACGTTGCTCCGATGTAGCCGTGCCCACATAGCCTCACGTCCGGGCGGATCGTCCGTTCGTAGAACTGCGTCAGAGCTTCAACGATAATTCCAACGAGCCAGCGCCTCATGCTTCCTCCTTCGGCTCTGCGGGGGCGGTCTCGCGGGCGGGGAGCAGACCGGCGGCTCGGGCCTCGTCCAGCGTCCGCGCGAGCAGCGACACGGACGGCTCATGTCCTGTGTTCTCGTCTGCGTGCTTGGCGAGCTTCCGCGCCAACGCGGCGAGGGCGAGGAAGTCCTCCAGCATCGCGTCCGCGCGGAACTCGACTGTTGCGAGCGCAACGCGAGCCTTCTTCTCCGCTTCCGGCACGTTGAGGGTCATCCCAACCTCACCATCCAGCGCCACCATGCGCTCTGGCCGGCCCAACGCTTCTTTGCTTTCTTCATCGACTCTCCTTCTCCCTGGCGGCGAGGGCGGCGAGGGCAGCACGCGCTTTCTCCAGCTTCGTCAGCGCGGCATCTGCACGAGATGAGCTTCCTAGACGATACGCTGCGAGCAGGCCCTCCAGTCCAAGCACCACCGCTTCAAGGGCGTTGATCTTCTTGTCCCTCTCGGCCCGCCCCGGGTCGCGGGCTTGCTGGAGGGCGGCGCGGCATCGGGCGGCGCGATGGTCGGCCTCGGGAAATGCTCGGGCCGCGATTTCGTCCAGCGGGTCCGGCTTGGGCTCAGTCATCGGCCACCTCTCCAGAGCATGCAGGCCACTTCTCGGCGTGGTCCTCGGGGGCATGCCCACACACACATGGCGAGTACGGCTGCCCGTCTTCCGACTCGTAGTGGATGCAACGGCAGGGCTCAGTCATCGGCGTCTCCGTAGTCGGTGCAGCCCTTGACGATCTTGGTGTAGGCAGTCGGCGGGTCCTCTCCGTCGTCCACTCGCACGCCAACCGTACAGCCACAGTCGGAGCAGACCTCAAACTCGTCTTCGTACCAGATCGGCTCAACCCGCAGCAGCACGTCCTCACCGCAGCACGGACAGTCAAGCCCTGCCGTGATCGCGTCTTACAGGGCTTCCGGCTTGCGCTCAGTCATCGGCCTTCTCCCCCTTGTCCTGCGTCGGCTGGTGGGCGCTCTCGGGTTGGCCGCACTTGCGACAGTCGTTCGCAACGGTGTATTGATACTTGTGCCCGAGCGGCCGCTCCTCCTGCGTCGGCTGCTCGCGGGCGGCTGCGAGCGCGGCGCGGGCTTCGTCGAGGTACTGGCCGGACCATCCCGGCACGCGCCCGATGATCTGCTGCACACTCTCGTTCCACTCGTCGTTGACTTTGATGAGCCCCGCTAGCGCCTTCACCACCGCCGCGAGCTTGGCCTGAAGGTCGAGAACCTTCGCGTGCTCATATCCGAAGTCAGCAGAGATGTTCTGCACGTCGATCTGTACAGCCGCGAGCTTGGCCCTGAGTTGATCCCGCTCTTGGCACGTTAGATCCCACGATGCACGCAAGCCCTGTTCAGCGCGAAGTAGTTCCGCGTTGAAGATTTGCTCTGACTCCGCGAGCTTGGCCTCGGCCTTGCGCCGCGCTTGATCCGCCTCGTGCAGCATCCTCGCCCCCTCCTGCCATGCTGCCTCGCTGGGCAGGGGACGGAGTTTGATGGTTGCCTCCGCGAGCCGAGCCTCGGCCTGCTCCAGCTCCTTGGTCATGTCCTCGTTCACGCGTAGGCAGACGGCCACTCGCTCCTCGGCCCGCCCTCGTGCATAGTCCCCGGAGTACAGATCCTGCACGTCGCGAGCGGCGGCTTCGTAGCCCTCGGCCCGCCCCAGGTCGTAGGCTTGCCGGAGGGCGTCAGGGATACGAATGGCGAAGGTGGATTGACCACGGTCTAGTAGGTAGTCTCCACGTCGAAGCTGTGCTCGCAGCCTGTCAGCGATTTCGTCTAGCGTCTTCGGCTCAGGCATCGGCCTCTCCGAAGACGATGCGCCGCACCCACAAGGCGATCTCATGCGCCCCACCCCACGATGTCGGAATCAATCTCAGAGCCTCTCGCAGCGCGTTTCCAGCCTCCACCACCGCCGCGAGCTTGGCCTGAAGGTCGAGAACCTTCGCGTGCTCATTCCTGAAGTCAGCCGAGATGCTCTGCACATCGGCCTCGGCCTCGGTGAGCTTCGCTCGTGTCTCCTCGTAGAAAGCGCGCCAGTGCTCAATCCCGGCCTGCGCCTCCGCGAGCTTCTCCTCTGCCAATTGACCGGCCTGCTCGATCCCCTGTAGTCGCTGCGTCTCCGTCACGAGTCCATCGGCCCAGCGCTGTACTTGGTCCAGATCCCGCGTCAGCTCCTCGACCTCTGCCTTGAGTTGCGCCTTCTCGTGGTCGAGCCGGTCCCGGTCGCGCCGCGCCTGATCGCGCTCGGCCCTGAACGTTGGCTCTAGGCACACGCTGAGTAGATGGGTCGTGCGTTCCAGCTCCTCGACCTGGGCGCGGAGGGCGGCCATCTCAGCGATCTCTTCGCTTCGTCTCATTGTCCCCCCAGTCTCCTCTGACACGGCCGGCTCAATTCGCACCGCGCATGAACGGATGGCGCCTCCTTGGAAACAGCGTACGGGTTCCCTTCTCCATGTTGTGCCGAGAGCACGATGGGACCACATTTCCGATGGTGTGCTCTCCGCCGCGGCTCAGCGGCTTGCAGTGGTCCTGCTGCTGCCATGGTCGGAGGCAGTCGTACGCGCATCGCCCACCGTAGAATCGAATGACCTCGGCCCACGAGTCAGGGTCCACCCAGCCGGCGGCCTTCGCCTGGTGCCGCTTCATCGCCGGCGTTGTGCGCCTCCGGATGCTCCGCTTCTGACGCGGCTCTCGCTTCGACGGCTTCGCTAGAATCATCGGAACCGATCCCACGGCTTGAGCGGAGGGCCTGCAGGCTTCGGAGCCGGAGGAGGGGTGAATGTCAGCACCTTGGGCGGCGCGTTCTTCTCGCGGATGCGGCGGCGCCGCAAGAGCTGGTAGCAGGCGAGGCACATACCCTTCCGCAGCCCTGGGCTGACGCCTCGCTCCTCCTCCTTCCTCGTCGGCCGCGGAGCACGGTGGCAGACGGAGCAGAGGCCTGGGCGCCACGGCCGTATCGGTTTCAGGATGCGGCGCCGGCCCACTTATGCTCCCGAGGCCTTGTCGAGCGGTTCTGTTCTGGCGGCTCGCTGCGCGGCCGTCTCGCCCGGTACGTGAGTCGCCTTGGGAGCCAGCAGCGTCGCAGCCCAGTGCACATGCTCGTCACAGTCGGGCCCGGTCTTGGACCAGAAGGGCCTCCCGCACACGCTGCAGAACTTCGCCCCGTGCCGGGCCGCCATCGCGCGCTGCTGCTCCGTCAGTCGGAACGTCGGAAGCGTCTTCGTGGGCTGCTCCGTCATGGCGCCTCCACCAGCTCGACGTCATCGACGAGCACGAGCTCTTGGCCTGTCCTGCGGTCCTCGGAGAGGCGGCGCCAGTGCGCTGCGGCTTTAGCCAGGTTGAAGGCGAGTTCCTCTGCGCCTGGGTGCCCCTTCCTGCCGTGCTCCAAGACGTAACGACAGCCTTCGAGGCAGGAGTGTATCCGCGCGTCGGCCTGCTCGCCAAACTCTTCGTCGAGCCTCGACTCGATGAAGCGCTCAAACTGAGGGTCGCCAAACATGACAGGGAGCGTCAGGTCAGGATCCGGCATGGGAGACTCCTTTTGCCAGCAAGAGGCGCAGCTCCACGATTCGACGCTTCATGAAGATGCCCGTCTCAAAAGCCACGCACAGGTCGGTGAGCGCCGCCTCGAGCTCGCGGATCCGGAGACACGCGCCCTCAGCTCCGTAGTGCCGGGCCACGCCTTTGATCGTGTGCATGACCGCGCCACAGTGCGGGCAGCGCTCGCGGCGATCACTCCGCAGCGTGGGCTGTGACATCTGATCTCTCCGTCATCTCCGTGTAGTCCTTGGCCCGCTGCTCCGCGTCGTCTCCGACGAAGATCCGCTCGACGCGGCCGCCGTCGAAGCAGGCCCAGTGCAGTCCACTCGCAGTGAGGATGCGGTCGGCGAAGAAGCGCCTCACTTGTGATACTCCATGATGGGCCGCAGCTTCCAGCCCTCCCCGCGTCGAGCGAACGTCACGTAGCGATGGCCCCAGTACTCGAGCGCGACTCGCTCTGCTCTGTCCCCCGCAGCACCGACGCTCCAGCCATCGTCGCGGATGAAGACCACGAGCGGCTCGGGGAGGCCGAGCTGGCGAGCGATGACGGGGACGACGCCCAAGCCCTCGGGATTGATCTCGCGCACGAGTTGCGACAGGTTGAAGGTGGCGACCTCCTGGCTCTCGCACAGAGGCGGGGAGACGGAGACCTCGGCTCCGCCCTGGAACGCCCAGAAGTCGGGGGCGCTGGCCGCGCCCGGTAGCTGCTGCTTGAGCAACGCTCCGTCATCCGTCACGCGTACGACGCGGTAGACCTCGCCGAGCATCAACCTCCGCTGCGCCATCTCACCACCCCCTCGGTCAATATAAGCTATCGTGGGCTAATCGTCAAGCCGCTTCGGCTCGTTCAGGATCCGCGCTAGGTGCCAGGCGACGAAGCACCCGATTGCCAAGCCCACGAGCCAGCAGGCGTGGTGTCCGGAGATCACGAGATGCCAGACCACGTCCGTTCGGTAGAGGCCGGTGTCGGGCGGGATCATGCGTCGACCCTCCAATAAAAGCGACGCTGCTCAGCCAGGTCCTCGAGCCGAACGACCGCCGGCGCCGACGGCTCGTCGCGTAGCAGGCCAGGCCACGGCTCGCGCCGCTCCACCGGCTCCTTATCCATCTCCTGCCGCACGTCGATCGCGCGCACGTGCTCAGCAAGAGCCTTAGCCGCGCGCGTCATGCAGCCCGCCGCTTCAGGGTCCGATACAGGTCTTTCACCTCGGCCTCGCTCCCTGCCACGACCACCTCCCCCGTGCGCCGGTCCACGATCTCGGCCACGACCTCGACGCGTACGCGATACTCGATCGCGTCCCTCCGGTGCTCCGACCCCTCGACGAACTTGACGCTCAGGACTCCACCGCCTGGATGGAGAGGAGCACGGAGCGCACGCCGGTCCCTTCGAAGGTCCCCGAGGGGAGCTCTTTCCAGGTGCCGCCGCGCTTCCGCACGAGCTGGCCGAGCATCGCCTGCTGCCGCGGGCCCCCGGAGCAGATCGCCACGAGCCGACCCCCCGGCTTCAGGAACTTGAGCGCGTGGGTGATGTGCTCGACGTCGGCCGCCTTGGCGAATGGCGGGTTCATCAGGATCCGGTCGAACGTGCCCAGCTCTCCGTTGCAGGCCATGAAGTCTCCCTCGACGACCCGAACGTGCTCGGGTCGGTACTTCGCACGCAGGCCGGCCGCCAGCGCTGCGGAGTGCTCCACGGCGACGAGTTCTCCGGACCATTCCCATGCCGACAGCGCCGCGGCGTCGATCAGGCGCCCGGTGCCAGCGCTCGGCTCGAGGATCCTATGCCCGGGCTTCAGGCGCGCGGCCTCAATCATCCGCCGCGCGAGCTCCACCGGGGTCGGAAAGAGCTGCGGCGCCGCAATCACCTGGACGCCGGCCCGGAGCTGCTCACGCATCGCCTCGAATGGCGCGGCCTCCGGCTCTGGAGCCTTCGGTGGTAGCGGGGGCGGCACTGGGGCGCTGCGCAGCAGAAACCCCGTCTTGTCCTCGATCTCGACGAGCTGCCCGGACTCGCGCGCGGCGGTGACGGCATCGGGGCTCATGACGGCGGCCAGCTTGTCGAAGGGTACGGTCCGCGTGAAGTTCCGCCCGCCGTTTCCCCAGTTGTCCTCGACCGTCACTGACACCTTGTTGACCTTGCGCACGTACGACCAGCCCCCGCGATGCGACGCCCAACAGCGCACGGCGCCCCCGACTGCGGGCCCGGTCTTGTCCGCTACCGTGCCGCCCTGGCCGGCGAGCATCGTGCGTTCGTACTCCAGCCGGTTGGCCAGGTGGTCGAGCCACCGCTGAGCCCACGCCACGCTGCGCTCGTTGGCCTCGACGGCGAACGCCTGCGCCTGCTCGGGCGTGATGATGGCCTCTGCCGAGGTGTCCCCGAGTGCGCTCCAGAGGCCCATGCTGCCCTCGTACTGGCACGCAGGGGCCACGCGCGGGAAGTCGGCGAGAGGGAAGCAGCGCGACACGTGGCAGACGTTCGCCACGAAGCGCGCGCGCTCGTGAAGGGTCGTCGGCTGGCCGTCCTTGCGCTTGAACTGCGCCGGGTCGTCGATCGCTTTCCAAGCGCGGATGTCGCTCTCGGCGTGAGCCTTCGAGCGCAGGCACTTCCGCTCTTCGGCCTCGAGCCCCTTGATCCGCCTGGCTCGCACGCTCGGAAGCTCCTTGTACTTGGCGTTTCGGATCGCTCCAGCGGCGCGCGCTTGCCAGTATTTCGAGGTGTCCCACATCCGGACCGCGCGCCGCATGCCGTTCTCGATGCGCGCGGCGTCCTTCCGCGCGTGGCGCTCGGAGTGGTGGCCAACAAGGATCGGCTGCCCGAGGGGGATGCCGTCAGCGATCCTGGCCACGGCCGACTGTGCCGCTGTAGCGTCGTCGGCCCGGGCTTCGCTGTAGTCGTCGAAGCGCTCGGCGCGCTCCTCGGCGCGCTCGGCAAGGCTCATATCCTCGTCGCCGATCTCCCCGCAGAGCTCCAGCAATAGGTCCTCGCGCTGCGGCGTCCATGCCGGCGCGACGAAGAGGTCTTGCTTCGGAGCCCAGCCGAACCCGGCGGCCTTCACGCGAGCGTAAGTCTCTGCGTCCAGGCGCGTTGAGGCGTAGAGCCTGAGCTTGTTGTCTTCCGGGGAGTAAGTTCCTGTCATCTTCATGGCTGTCCACCAGCCAGCGGTCCGCTAGCGAGTTCTGCTACCTTTCGTAACCCTCGCATGCCACACAGGCACCGCGGGCAGTCGACCGGCTTGGCGTCGTAGTCGTCCGCCAGGTTGTCCAGCTTGATCTTGCCGCAGAGCAACAGCAACTTCCGGCCCTGGCCGTCTAGCATCAGCGCGTGGCGAAGTCTCGTCTGCACCCCACGCCGCGCGTAGTTGGCCTCAAGCGCCCCGACCGACACGACGCGCGGGGCGCTCACAGGCCACACCTGGCGGGCTCGTGCCACCTGATCCGCAGCACTTCGTCTACATCCTGGTGCTGGCGCTCGGCGCGAGCTGGATCCTTCGGCGCCTCGTGGGCTAATGCAAGGTGGATCGCCTCGTGTCGTGCCACACAGCGCAGGGTCCGTTTCTCGTATTTCCAGAGAGCCCACCACAGGATGTGCACCTCGCCCCGGTCCGGTGTCACGTAGGCGACCGCGTTGACCGTCGCGCGCGGGTCGCGCTCCGCGACCGTCACCGGCTGCACCTTCGGAGGGTGTTCGAGGCCGAGCTGGCCTGATGCTCGGGCCACTTCCAGCGTGAAGTAGGCGAGCGCCTGGGCACCGGTCACCTCGCGAGCCCTCCCCTCATGGTCCGCACGTTCCGGGCCGCGATGTACCCCCAGCCGGCGGCCGTGGCGATCTTGACGACCTTGGCCCAGCCCGGATGCCCCGCCTTCTTGAGCTCGCGGGCCGCGAGGAGTGTCCCGCCGGTCAGCAGCACGTTAGCACCCACGCGGGCGCCGCGGTTGCCGAGGTTCTGCTCTACGAACCCACGGCGCAACGCGATCTCAGTCGTCACCACGTCGCCCGTGGCCGCGCCGATCGCCAAGGCGTCGAACACGTCCGCGCGAACCGGGCTCGAGAGCGCCACCAGCACGCCAGCAACGACGATCGCTCGTTTCATCGGCTCAGCCTCTCAGTCCAGGGACGGCGCGAAACGCGGCATGGGCAACTGTCGCCGGATCACTCACCGCCGCGCGGTAGGCCGTTCTGACCTTCGATGCAGACGGCTCTAACCAGCGTCGACCTTCGGTCGCCTGAAAGGCAAACCGGAATAGCGTCTCTGCATCCGCCATCGCGTCCGACCTCGCCTGCTCGTTCGTGGTCATTCAGTGAACCCCTGCCATGTGCACGACGCCTTGTCCGGGTCCTTGCGGAAGACTGGCGAGCCGAGCTGCTCGCACTGCCACCAGCCGGTCAAGGACAGGTTCCGCTTGAGCTTGCCCCCGCACAGCGGGCATACCCCGGTGGCCACGACCGCGCGCACCTTGGCGTAGCGCTCGGCCCGCGCCATCATCGCCGCCGCGATCTCGGCTTTCGTCGCTCTCGGTTTTCCCACAATCACCTCTCGCCTCAGCATCTAAGCTATGCTCTCGTGGGCTCGCTGTCAACCGCGCGCAGGGGCGAGGCGTCGCGCGTCTCGCGCTGCACCGTCTCCCGGGCTACTTCGGCCATCGCGCCCACCACGTAGTCGGGGCCGCGCCGGGCGTAAATCGCTGGGCACGCCTCGATGAACCGAAGAGCAGCCAGTAGGCGCCGCTCTCGAGCCGTCAGGTTGCCGCTCACTGGACGACCACGGCAGGAGCCGGCAGGATGCCGGCCAGGATCGTCAGGCGCCCCTTGTGCGTGCGCGCGCGCTGCGCCTTGCGCAGCTTCCACGACGCCGAGCCGCCGGCCCGGAGTCGCGCCTCTGCGGCTGCGAATGCCTCGCGGTACTCGGCCGCCCGCGCGAGCGACGCCTTGAGTTCGTACCTCGGCACCGCCCCCACGTCCCGGGTGACCACCACGAGGGCCCGGGAGCCGTGGTTGGCCCCTGAACAGGGGCAGTCGCACTCCGGCCCGCGGGCGTTCGTGCAGGCTGCGGCACAGGGACTCTGCAGCTCGTCCTTGACCAGCCGCGCCTTGCGCACGCGCCCCATGTTCTCCGTTCGGCCCCCGCACGGGCAGGTGCCGCGCTCGGGCTCGGCCAGAAAGCCGCGCTCGTTCCTGTCTTCCAGGCCGACGGCCCCCACAGCCAGGCAGTCGACGCACCGCACGTACCAGCGATTCATGCTCTTTCCCTCCGATTGCGCGCCCTTCGGCGCTGCAGGTTCCGAACGTGGCAGGCCGCGCAGTGAGCTTGCCCTGGGCGCCGCGGCGGGCGTAGACCGCACGGGCACAGCCGGGTGAGCCGCGCGCGCCTCACGCCTCGCCTCGCTCGTCCGCGAGCTCGTTGCACGCCGAGCACAGGCCAGCCGCGCCCGCGGCCTCGGCCATCCCGCACCGCCCGCACCGGTTCACAATCGGCGTCAGAAGCGATTCGAGCGCCATGAGCGAGAGCTGCTCGCGCTCGACCGCCCGCGCGCGCTGCGAGAACAAGGCGCCCCCGCCCGGCAGTTCGCCGGCTGTCATGATCGGCGTGCCCGCGGCCGCGCTCAGGAAGCCAGGCACGAACACTTGGCCCTTCCGGTCGCGCGTTGGTCGTGCCTCGACGCCACACACGCCGGCCACTCCGAAATCGTCCGCCCGGTCGCGCGTCATCGCGGCAACTCCGTGCCCGCATCGGCGCCCCACGGCTCACGCTTCGGGCGATTCTCGGCGTGCCTCGCGGCCCCCTCGACGCTCTTGAGCGCGCGCGCCACGTAGTCTGCCGCGCGTGTGGCCCCCGCGAACCGAAGCCGGCCACGGACCGCCCGCAGGTCGTCTAGCGCGTCCAAAAGCGCCGCATGCTGTCTCACGCTGATAGGCTTGCGCGTCATTCGTCGCCCCCCGTGACTTGCTCGAACGAGAAACCCGAAAATGAGCCGTAGCCCTCGGCGTCGCACACGGACCACTGAGAGCCGTTGCGCAGCGTGACCCACCACTGCCCGTGTTCGAAGTCCGTCTGTATCAAGCGGGTGCGGAACCTCTCGCGCGCAGCTCGCCGGATGCGCTTGTCCATCGCGGGCGTGTTCGTCTCGGTTCTCAGCATCACGCACCACCCACGAAAGCCGCGAGGCGCCCCGCGAGCGCCGCCTGAATCTCGATCTCGAACTGGTAGACCGCGGCACCGATGGCCACGTGTCGCGCCAGCTCAATCGGCCCCGGCTCGGCCACGCGCAGCACCATGAGTGCCTCTTTCACGGCCCACTCGCCCATCATGCCGATCGTGGGCCCGTCCAGCTCCCCCGGGTACAGCCCGTCGAGGAAGGCCGGCCCGTCGTCTGGCGTGCTCAAGAATGCCCTCATGTCTCGCCTCCACTCACAAGGTCGGCCGTCGCCGTCCGGAACGCCACGAAACCCGGGAGCAACAACCCCAGCGTGTGCGCGTCTCGCGGTCCAGGCCGAAGCCCGGGCCGCGAGGCTCGCCTACGCCTGCTCGGGCTCGCGCTCGCGCCTGTAGGCGTCGACGATCCACGCCTTGACCCGCTTCGCGTCCGCTCCGTTCCCCTCGACCGATCGGAGGTAGTCGAAGAAGCGCCGATCGGTCGAGGCCCCGACCGCACGGGACGGGAAGGTGACGTAGACCTCGCCCTCGGGCGAGCGCCACAGCGAGAAGCCGACCAGCTTCATGCCCCCCAGCGGGCCGTCCGAGAAGACGACCTCGGCCTCGCACACCAGCCTCCTGGGGCTGTTCGGGCGGTAGACGAAGACGACGCTGACCGATGCGTCTCGAACGGACGTAACCGGACTGCTGCTCATGACTTGTTCTCCCCTGCGAGCTCTAGGGCCCGCGTTTTGATCCGAACGGCCTCGGCGTCGGTGTAGCCCATCATGCGACGGTAGCTCGGCCGGTCGATGACGGCGAGCGTGTCCCTCGCCTGTTGCCGGATGAGCCGCTCGGCCGCCGGGCCCCTGACCCAGCACTGCGCCTCGTAGTCGTAGGCCGTCGCCGTGCTCACCCGCCGCAGTGAGGCCTCGGCCTCGGCCGCTTGCCGTTCGTCGCTGTAGACCGTCTCGCACGCGCCGCACGCGCAATCCTGCGGGTTCGTCCCGTAGCCTGCCGGGATGGCAGGACACCCGGGCCGCGTCGGCTCTGCTCGTTCGATCATGCCTCCAATCTGCACCCCCCACTTCGCCAACGCCAGCCGGAAGCGAGACAACCCCAAGAGACCAGTCCTCATGGGAACAGGGAGAGACCGCAAACCCCACGGCCGCCGTCCGTTCGCCGAGGCAGCCGAAAACATCGACTGCACCAAATGGTGCACTTCGTTACCAAAGGTAACAGGTAGAGCGCGAAAGATGCGGCCCAGGGCGCAATCGACCGCGATTCGCCGGCGGCAGCTCGGCGCCCGTGGCCTCCCGAATGCGCTGCCGGCGGCCTGGATGAGAGGAGAGCAGGGGGGCTGCTGCCGTACTCGAGTCACATCTGAGGGTTGTAAGTCATTGACCTGTCAGCAGCTTCCGATAATGAAACTTATGTCCCCTTGTTACTGTCATTGATTCTAAAGGAGTTAGGTTATCCGCGGCGTTATCGGTCAGCCCATTCGGCTGCGCGCCTCGAGCGCCAGGCGGGCACCCTATCGGTTCCTGGAGGCCGGCCCCCCATCCACCTACCGGGGGCCCCCCCCTCTCTGCCCGCTGCCACTTTTCGGCCTTGCCATCGTGGGCAAGGTGGCGTATATTGCGGGTCATGGACTTGGGTGGGTGGGACGCTGTGCGGGGGCTGTTGCTGCTGCTGGTTGGGGTGGTGACTGGGTGGGTGGCCAGGGGCCCTGTGTTTCCGCGGGTGGCGGATGGGCCACCGAGCGATCCTGCTGTGGAGGGTCGTCGACGGGCGCGAGAGCAGTGGGAGGCTGTTCGGTGGGAGGACGCGTGCAGGGCGTCGTTTGATCGGGAGACGAAGCGGTTGAGGCTGGCGGACGATCCTCTTCGCGCTCGGGCGCCCCGCGGGTGAGGTTTGTGGCGATTTGCGATCAGGTTTTAGGCTCTTGGGTGCGGCGGATTCGCGCCTGGGCCAGAGTCCAGCCATGAAGGATAGGCGCCCGACGTTGCTGGAGTTCGAGTTAGCTGGGCTAGAAGACGAGAAGGAGCGAGAGGACCAACGCCGGCTTCGTGGGGTGATGTCCAAGATCCGACAGGAGTGCGCCGAGCTCGTGGCTTTGCTGGTGGAGCCAGCAAGGCCGAAGGTGGCTAGGGTGGCGGTGGCAAGGAAGCGCCCGACGCCGGGGATGCTGGACGCCAGGGCGGTTGCGGGGGCAGCGGTTGCGGCAGCGAAAGCTGGCCGACCGTGCTTGGACTGCGGCGGCGAGTTTCCGACCCACGTTATGGAGTTCGACCACGTGCCGGGGCGCGGGGCCAAGCTCTTCGCGCTATCGCACGCGAGGCAGATTGGGCCGACGCTAGAGGCGGTTGAGGCCGAGATCGCGAAGTGCGACCTGGTGTGCGCGAATTGCCACCGGGATAGGACGTACCGGAGGCATCGGGCCTGACCCGCCAGAAGGGGCCCCCGGTGCGGGAGTGGGGGTCGGTGAAAGGCGGAGTTTCAGCAAGGAGGCTGGCATGAGGTTGATCAGGCTGGACGTCAAGGGAATCGAGCGTGAGGCGGTCGCGCGTGGGTGGACGATCGAGTCGCGCCAGAACGGGGTCAACCGCGTCGTGATCGACGGGGTGGTGATCGACAGCGGGTCGGTGTACACGGCGCTCGAGATTTCGATCCCGGCGCCACCGGAAATGGTGAAGCGCCACCGTCTGACGCTGGCGATTCCGAGCGCCGCGGAGGTCGTGATCGGCGACTTCGAGGACGAGTACGAGGCGCAGGTTCGCGGTCGCGAGCTCGAGGTGGACGAGAAGTACCTGCGGATCGACGTAGTCGAAGTGGCGCAGTGATCGAGACGCGATGGATCCGAATCATTCCCTTGCCGGCGCCGCCGCGGATGAAGACCCGGCCCTGGCGGGTGGAGACGCTGGCGGAGGCACCGCTCGGCACTATCCGGTGGCTCCCGTGGTGGCGGAGGTACTGCTTCTTCCCGGAAGGCGGGGCGTCTTTCGATGCGGAGTGCCTGACGGACCTCGCTCTCTTCTGCGAGGAGCGCACTCTCGAGCAGAAGCGAACCTGGAAGAAGGCCAAGGAGGCCTAGGATGAGGGCTGCCGGCGGCGTCGAGGTCGAACTCCTGCGGATCGGGGACAAGCTCGAGGAGCTGCAGCAGCTCCTCGCCGCGGCGCCATGCCCCGACGACCCGCCTCGCTGGTGGCTGGCGATCGACGGGAACCGGGTGGTCCCGTCGCTGCAGCCACTCCCCGACTTCTGTGACCCGGCTCGCGATGCAGTCGAGCTTGCGAACTCGCACGCCGCAGAGCGTGCGCGCTTCGAGTCCATGCTTCGCTGGCGCGCGTTCCACGCCAGCGCGATGAGAAAGGCGCTCGAGCCGTGAGCGTCGAGCCGACCGTTGACGTCCCCACGCGCTGCCACAGTTGCGGGCGTGACCACACGCTCACCGTCCCCCGCGACGGGTACGACCGCTGGCAGCGCGGGGAGTACATCCAGCGCGCGCTCAGCGGACTCACTCACGACGAGCGCGAGCGTCTGCTCACCGGGATCTGCCCGGAGTGCTGGGAGAAGCTCTTTGGACAGGAGGGGTGACGTGCGCTGCCAGTTCATCGCGCTGCTGCAGGACGGGAAGACGCGGCCTTGCCGCCAGACAGCGACGTGCACCATCTCGAACGGCCGTTTGAGGGTTGGCTCAACATCGTACGGCGACTATCCGCCAGGCGCGCAGTTCGACTACACCACCGTCGATGCCTGCGCGCGCCACGCGAGGCTCGTGTCCTTCCAGGAGGACCGCGCCACGGTGAAGCTGCTCGGGTACGGGATGCCGCTGCGAAGGAGAACCGATGGAACCGTTCGACCTCGCTGAGCTGCAGGCGCTCCACGTCCCCAACGATGCGGCTCTCTACCTGCGCGGCGCCGAGGTGCCGGAGTCTCTGGTGCTCGCCGCGTGCAGGCGCTTCGCCGCGGTCGCATTCGTTCCGCTGAAGCGCCGCCTCGAGGCCGTGAAGAGGCGTAGCGAGCAGCGCCGAGCTCGGGGGTTGACATCCTAGCCATCGTGGGCTTATGTTCAGGACACTGGAGGACGGTGGTGAGAAAACTGGTACTGGTGGTGGTGGTGCTCGCGCTCGCGGGCGGGTCGGTCGTGGCGTACGACGCGGGGCGCCCTGGCGTGCCGATCGCGGAGATCAACGGCTCGGGGACGCTGCGGGGCTGGGTCTTCACGTACGAGGGCGACGTGCTGTGCGACGACCTCGTCGTGAACCGCGCGACGAACGCGATCACGTGCGGGGAGGAATGAAACCTACAGAACGAGCCTATCTGGCCGGACTGATCGACGGGGAAGCATACGTTGGCGTCACGCGGGCCATTTCTAACTCGAACGCGAAACAGTGCAAACGTGGCGTCTGCTACCGAGTCATGATCGTGGTCTCCATGACTGATCGCTCTCCGCTGGACTACGCGCGACGCGTCTCTGGCCTTGGACAGGTCAACTCGAGGAAGGTGGGTTATCTGCGCAAACCTGCGTGGGTATGGACCGTGTGGAGTCGCCAAGCCGCGACACTGCTGAAGCAGCTCGCACCCTACCTGATTGTGAAGGCGCGTCCAGCAAGAGCTTGCATCGAGTTTCAGGCGCTAATGCGCTATCCGGGCAGGAACGGCCTAACGGACTACGAGTGGCGCGAGCGCCAGCGCCTCTGGAAAAGGACAAAGGTGAATCCGTGAGTAAACCTCTCGTCGTGTCACATGCGGGTTGCTTCGATGGCTTCACCGCGTCGTGGATCGCGGACAAGCACTGGCGTCCAGGCGGCCACGACGCGCGCCCAGAGCACTTCTTCGCGACCTACGGGAAGCCGGCGCCGCTGATCTCGGACATCCGCGGGCGTCACGTGCTCATGGTCGACTTCTCCTACCCGCGCGCCGTCGTCGAGGCGATGGCTGCCGCGGCGGAGTCGTTCATCGTCCTCGACCATCACAAGACGGCTGAGGCTGAGCTCGAGGGCCTCGACTACGCGCTCTTCGACATGAAGCGCTCGGGCGCCGCGATCGCGTGGGACGTGCTCACTGGCGGCGAGCCGCGCCCCCCGATCGTCGACTACGTCCAGGACCGTGACCTCTGGACGCAGGCGCTCCCGAAGACGCACGAGGTCGCGGCCTGGATGTCGGCCGTCAGGATGGACTTCGAGAGCTGGGACCTACTCGCCGAGGAAATCGCGTGCGGGATCGCTGCCCAGAAGGGCGCCGCGGTGCTCGCCTACATCGAGCAGTACGGTAGGAAAGCGCGTGCCGAGGTCACGTTCGAGACGGTCGGCGGGTACAAGGTCCCGTGCATCAACCTGCCGTACATGAACTGCAGCGAGCACGTCGGCGAGCTGCTGAAGGAGCACCCCGACGCGGCCTTCGCCGCCGGCTACTTCCGCCGCGGTGACGGACGCTGGCAGTTCTCGCTGCGTTCAAAGGCGCCCTTCGACGTATCCGCAGTCGCGCAGTGGTACGGCGGTGGCGGCCACGCGCAGGCGGCTGGCTTCGACGTGAACCGTCTCCCGTGGGAGGTGTAGCGTGGCGAAGCGCGTGATGGCCGTCCTCGTCTACTGCAGGGGCAAGCTCGTGCACGCGCGTTTCTCGCGCTGCCCGACGTGCGGGTACTACGGCTGGAACGGGGTCGAGTGCTTCGACTGCGGGTATCGTCCGTGAGCCGCACCGTCGAGTGCCGCGGCTGCGGGGCCCCGATGGTGTTCGCCCGCACCGGGCGCGGCGCGAAGATCCCGCTCGACTCGGAACCGTCGTCTGCCGGGACGTACGTGCTCGAGAACGAAGACACGTCGAACCCGACGACCTACCGCGTGACCGACCCGGCCTACACGGGCCCGCGCTACACGAGCCACTTTCAGACGTGCCCTAAGGCGAGCGACTTCTCGAAAAAGCGCGGAAGCGGAGACGTTTCCTAAAGATCGGGGGATTGAGATGGCAGACGAGATGCAAGTGTCGCTTCCGGAGGGCGTGCTGAAGCCGATCATCCAGGCGCAGGTCGTGGCAGCGCTCCAGGGTCAGGAGCGCTTGATCCGCGAGATGGTCGAGTTTCTGCTGACGCAGAAGGTCCGCGACTCGAAGTCCTACAAGGACTACCCGTTCTTGGAGTTCGTCTGCCGAAACGAGCTCCAGGCGGTCATTGAAGCGTCAGTACGCGAGTGGGTCGCGACCAAGAAAGACGTGCTCCAGCGTGAGGTGGCACGCCAGCTCACGAAACAGACACGAGACATCGCCACGCGCCTCGTCGCTTCGGTCGCTGATACCGCCACTGCTAAGTGGAACCTCAAGATCGACGTGAAGCTCGGCGATTCAAACTGAAGGAGGTCTAGATGTCGCTACCAGCCGGAGACGAGATCGGCCGCCGTTCGATGATGCTGAAGTGCAACCTGACGGTAGAGGAGATCGACAAGCTCCAGAGCGAGCTCGTCGAGTGGACGCGGAACAAGGCCGACCTGGAGCTGAAGCTCGAGGCCTGGAACGCCGCGCGCAAGGACGAGAAGAAGCTCTACGAGGCCGAGATCATGGCCGCGGGCGGGAAGCTGCTGCGGATCGCGAACACGGTCAACGACGGACACGAGCAGCGCGAGGTCGTGGTCGTCGACACGATCCACGCGAGCACCGTGAGCACGACGCGCATCGACACGGAGCAGATCATCGCCGAGCGCCCGGGGACGAAGGACGAGCTGCAGCGTGAGCTCCCGCTCGAGGATCGGGTGCTCCCAGAGGAGGCCCAAGAGCCAATCACCGACAAATCGCTGGCGCGCGCCGCCACGATCGCTCTCGTGGCTGGGGCCCCCGGCGAGACCGACTCCGAGGGCCGAGACGTGATCGAGAAGGACCCGGCCACCGGGAAGCCCGTCGTCGTGCGCAAGAAGCGCACCCCGGCGAGCGCGGCAGAGGAGATCGCCGCGGCGGAGGGGAGAGAGCCGGGCGACGAGTAGTCCTTGACAAGCCTACGCGAGCATTAGTATCTTCGTCTCGTCCCCGGGCGCCCGGAGCCGGCGGTTTTGAGAAGGGGCCGTCCGGCACTGTCCCCCTGGCGCTCCCGAGGCTTGACCGGGGCTGGTGCTCGGGGACCTACTGACCTCGGAGGAGAGTTGAAGAAAACAACGAACGCCCAGGCGAGCAAGGCGGCGTCGATCCTGGTCGGAAAGCGCTACGCGAAGATGACGCCAGAAGAGCGGAGCCAAGCCGCGTCGCACGCCGCGTCGAGCCCGTGGGAGCACCTGACCGTGGCAGAGCGGAAGAAGGAAATGAAGCGGCGCCTGGCTGGAAAAGGCTCCCGTGCTGCGCGCTGAGCTCCTCGCACGCGCCCGTTCCGCGAAGCCGCTGATCGGCACGTACCGCCTCGGGGCCGGCGCCCCGCACGATGCGCTCAGCCCGTACGACCTGAGCGGCGCGTGCGACTGCTCCGGGTTCGTGTGCTGGGCGCTCGGCATCGTTCGCTACCAGCCGACGCTGGCCTTTCTGCAGGCGGCCATCGGCCACCGCTGGATGAACACCGACGCGATCGTGGCCGACACCCGCCATCCGGCCGGCCTGTTTTTTCCCCCAGTCGAAGCTGCGCGGCCGGGCGACCTGATCGTCTACCCGTCGTACAACTACGCTCAGCGCACAGGGCTCGCGGAGCGAGGCGACAAGCGGGGGCCGACGATCGGCCACGTCGGAATCGTCACCGGCGACAAGTCGGTGATCCACTGCTCGTCGGGCAACGTGAAGGAGCACGGACGCGCGATATGGGAGACCGACAACGAGGTCTTCCGGCGCGTGCCCTACACGCGCATCGCTCGATACGTCGGGCTCGAGGACTGAGGTGGCTACTCCCGAGAAGCAGGGCACGGGCAAGACGATCCTCGTGAGAGGCGTGGACCTGGGCGGCGGTGACGGCGCGCGCTTCCTCTGCTGGATCCGGCTCGACAAGCACGGGGTCGAGGTCCGGAAGTGGCACGGGCGCCGGCGCTTCTTCGTGCCGCTGCGTGAGGCGACCGAACTCATCGCGCGGCGCGGCCAGGTACGGCTCGCGAACCGCGCCATTGGAGGACCGAATGCCTGAGATGGCTGCTGATCCGTGGGCGCACCGCTCCGTAGGGATGCGCTGCGCCTCGTGCATGTGGTTCGTGGTGAAGGTCCCGGGCGCGGCGCCGACTACTGGAGCCCCACCGAACCGGACCGGGCTGAACCTCGGACGATGTCGCCGCCACGCGCCGACGATGAGCGGCTATCCGGCCGTGTTCGAAAACGACTGGTGTGGCGACCACAAGCTCGACGAGACGAAGGTCTAGTGCGGCTGCTGCCGAACCTTTTCCTGCCCGAGGACGAGGCTCTCAACATGAAGGCGATCGGGCGCGGAGAGCGGCGCAAGACAGAGGCGGAAGAGCCGTGGAACTGGCCGGATCAGGAGGTGGTGAATGCAAACGTGGGCGAGCATCAAGGGGATACCCCCCGCTGAGATTCCGCCTGGCGTCTACTCGGGCGTGCCGTTCCCCGAGTACGCCATGCTGCCGTTTCTCAACTACTCGAAGCTGAAGCACTTTCACGGCGGCGCGACGCCGGCGCACGCGCGCTACGCGCTCACGCACGAGAAGGAATCCGACGCGAAGAGCTTCGGTCTCGCGCTCCACCTGGCGATCTTCGAGCCGCACCGTCTCGACGCGGAGACGGTCGTGGCACCGAAAGTCGACCGCCGCTTCAAGGAAGGCAAGAAGGCGTGGGCGCAGTACGAGGAGCTCGCGAAGGGCAGGATGATCCTCGACGAGGAGCAGATGGAGGCGATCGACGCGATCCGCGCCTCAGCGCGCGCCAACGCGACCGTGAACGAGCTGCTCACGAACAGGGGCGTCAACGAGATGACGTTCGTCTGGGACGACCCGGAGTTCAAGGTGCGCTGCAAGGGGCGCGCTGACCGCTACACGCACATGGAGAGCTGGCCGATCGTCGCCGACCTGAAGTCGTTCGGAAACGTCGCGACGCGCTTCGCGTTCGAGCGGCAGGCGCACCAGCTCGGATACTGGCTGCAGGCGGCGTTCTACTCGGACGGCCTGGACGCAGTCGCCCCGACGGTCGGGGAGGCGTTCCGGCGCTTCGTGTGGATCGTGGCCGAGGTCAGCCCGCCGCACTGCGTCCGCGTGTTCGAGGCGGATTCCGAGCCGCTCGAGTGGGGTCGGATCCAGTACCGCAAGGCGATGCGGACGTGGGCGGAAGCGCAGCGGACAGGTTCATGGCCGGGGTGGGGCGATGGGATAGAGCTCCTCGGCCTGCCGGGATGGGTGACGCGGACGTTCGTAGAGGAGGGGTGAAATGTCGGAAGAACAGCCGCAGACAGAGACGCCGCAGGAGATCGTGGTCCAGAGCCCGTCCGAGGTGAAGGCGGTCGCCACGCGCGCGCAGTCGGTCGCGCTCGGTAGGCGCGGGATCGAGCTCGAGAACCTCCAGGACCTCATGAACTTCGCGCGCACCGCGGTCAAGAACAACGTGGCGCCGCGCGGGATGAACGAAGGGCAGGCGGCGCTCGCCATCCAGGCAGGGCTCGAGCGCGGGATGGGGCTCATGGGCGGCCTGCAGGCCTGCGTCGTGGTGAACGGCGTGCTCTCGTGGCGCGGCTGGGCAGCGATCGGCTTCATCCAGAACAGCGGCCTCGTTGTGCCGGGGACCTTCAAGAGCTACTGCGAGGGCAGCGTCGACGAAGGAACTGCGCGCGGGGTGTGCGTCGCCCAGCGCAAGGGTTACGCGCAGAGCTTCGTCCGCACGTTCTCGATCGACGACGCGAAGAAGGCTGGGCTGTGGAAGAAGGACGGGCCGTGGCAGACCCGGCCGACGAACATGCTCGAGTGGCGCGCGGTCGGCGACATGGCCAGGTTCCACTTTCCGGAGCCTCTCGGCGGCGTGCCGATCGCCGAGGACGTCCTGGCGGGAGGCGTTGGCCCGCAGGATGGCCCCTCCGCCGAGACGCAGGCCGCCACGGGGCCTCTACGGGGGCAGCGCTTCGTAGGACCCGGCCCTGCCGTCTCTGACCCGATCCTGGGCAACCTGGGCGTTCCAGCCAAATCCGAGGTCATCGAGACCGCCGCTGTGGTCGTGGAGCCACAGCCACAGAAACCCAAAGACGAGGGGGGTGCCGAGGCGCCCAACGGGACGCCGGAGGCGACCTCGCCACCCACCGTTGCGCAAGGTTCGGAGCCGCAGAAAGAGCGCAGGACCGCAAGGCCTGCGCATCCAAACCTCACCGGTGCGCTCATCGAGAAGCGCAAGGAGACACCACCGGCAGAGAAGCCGACGAAGTGCCCGCGGTGCGGAGGAGAGGATTTCGACGTGTTCGGGACCTGTCCGGCGTGCAACTGGCCTGGGGCGGAGCCAGGAGCGTAGGAGCCGGCGTCCCCAGAGATGGCCCGGCGGGGAGGTGCCTCCCCTCGGTCCACGCCCGAGGAAACGCCGGCTCACCACCGGCTGCCGCCTCGTCGGGCCTTCTCTGGGGACGCTAGCTGAGAGCTAGCACCATGAAGATCCTCCTGCAAGGGTTCGAAAGGTTCCAGCACTACGGAGACCGTCGGCCACCGTGGGTGAAGCTGCCGCGGAGCCTGATCCAGGACTTTCACTTCCGAGACCTGCCGCTCGAGGCGCGCATGGCCTACGTCGGCCTGCTGCTGCTCGCCACGGACAACGCGACGGAGGGCGGAGACGGCGTCGTAAAGGCGTCTGGGCCCAAAGAACTCGCCTGGGCGCTCACGCTGCGCGATGACGCCCTACCAGCCGCACTGGCATCTCTCGAGCGCGCTGGGCTCGCGAAGGTGGCCGAGTGAAGCGCCCGTCCTTCCAGTTTTACCCCGGGGACTGGCTCGAGGACATCGGCCTGCGCGCGTCGTCCCTCGCCGCCCGCGGTCTGTGGGCCGACATCCTGTGCTTCACACACCAGGGCGATCCCTACGGGCACCTCGCCACGAATGGCCACGGCATCTCCACGGAGGAGCTAGCGAAGATGGTCGGAAGCTCCAAAACGATCGTCGGGAGGCTACTGGCAGAGCTGGAAAATCACAACGTTTTTTCAAAAAATTCCGAAGGAATTATCTTCAGCAGGCGTCAGGTTCGTGATGAAACCTTGAGGGAAAAGCGCGGAGCTTTTGGAGCCATGAGTGCGAGAAACCCTAATGTTCCTCGCAAAAAGGCTCAAGACAAGGACGGTAGCAAGGATACCATCGATAGCGCTCGAAGGACCTACGGCCGTAGGTCCCCTTCTTCTCCGTCTCCTTCTTCTACTCCTACTACAACAACGGAAACAACGAACAACGGATCTGTCCCGACTGACGTCGGGACGGGGGTAGCGGTCGTTCAGCCTGCGATCGTCAGAGCGACCGACGTACCGGCTTCCGCAAGGAGCCTGAACGAGTCTCAGGGTGCGCACCTCGTTTTCGACTTCTGGCGCCTGAAGACGAACCAGGTCCGGGCGCAGTGGACGGAGGAGCGCCGAAGGCGTCTCATAACCAGACTCCGGGAAGAGCCAGGAGACATGGCGTCCAAGGTCCGCGGGCTGTGCTTGGCGGTCGAGGGCGCGCTGCGCGACCCGCTGTTCAACGGCTCGGAGAAGGGCACTGCGTACCTCGGGTTCGAGAACCTGTTCGTCCACAAGGGGCGGGATCGGATCGAGAAGCTCCAGCGCGCTGCGCTCTCCGAGGACGGGCCGCCCGTGGGCGCCGCCGGGGCGCCGCGCGACGAGCTCGAGGCCAAGAACAAGCGCGCCGGCGAAGAGGCCGTGCGCCGGTACTACGAGGAACACCCGGATGAAACCCCGGTCGAAGAAAAGCACTTGAAAGCTGACGTGGGCTTTGCTATGGTACTTCCGCGGCTCAAGGAGTGAAATCGGTGGCGATGCTGATCGAGACCGTCTCCGTCCAACTTCACGGCCTGGCCGCCGTGTTCCGGCGCAAGGTCACGACGGACATGATCTCGACCTACCACAAGATCCTAGCGAGGCACGTCGACGACGCTAGCTTCGTGTGGGCGTGCGAGTACGTGCTCGAGCACGAGGCGCTCTTCCCTCCGCCATCGCTGCTCCTGCGCTTGAGTCGCGAGACGCTTCGGAACCGAAACCAGATCGGCGAGGCGTTCATCAGGGGCGTGAAACCGGACGTTTCGCTCCGTGAGTACCTCGACAGTATCGAGGGTCGTGGGCTGATGCCGGCGCGCGACGACAGGTTCGCCGACGTGACGGAACGGCTCGTGTACGAGGAGACGGTCGAGACGCACCCACGCAAGCCGGGCGAGGATCTTCTCGCCTACGTGCAGAGGCTCTCTGCGAGGGCAATAGAGCATCTCGCGAAACTACGCGAGCGCGAAGAGGCCGAAAAGGCCAGAGGGGTAGCATGACGAGACGAACGATCGGGAGGCGCAAGCAGGACAGGTGGCGCATGGCGGCGGGGATCGTCCTCGGTGCCGTGCTGGTGTCGTACGCGTTCTACACGAGCGGGTGTGGCGGGACGGG